TCAGAATATAAGCGTAGTTTCTTTAGTGCTGTTTTTTAATGCCGAGAGCAGTTTGTCGTAATACTGCCCGAGATAATATTTCATGCTCGGAGAAGCTTGCAGTGCGTCCGCGGCTATTTCAGGAGAAAGCGACGAATAAAAATCAAAAGCTATATCGTAACGCTTTGCATAGTTATCCTGCTTTGCTCCCGAGTAGCCGTACTTCTTTTCGTATTCCTCCTGCTTTTGAAGGGCGTCCTGCTTTTCCTTTTCCTTTTTTGCGAGATAGTCCGCAATATCCTCTTCTCTCTGCTTCTGAAACTTCTTTTCTTTTTCGCGGATGTTTGCGTTATACGTCTCGTACTTTTTCACCGTCTCGTCCCTTTCTTTTTTAAGCTCGCCTATTCTCTCGTCAAGCTGAACTGCGTATTTGAGGTCAAGATCGTTAAGCGCATTTTCCCTGTCGGCTTCGAGCCGTTCTATTTGCGTATCGAGATCCGAAATATTGCTGTTATAGGATTTTTCAAGCTCGCTTGCCCCTTTCATCTGCGCGCGGTTCAGGTCGTCTATTCGGGTAGACGCTATACTGCTCCTTGCAATTCCTCTTTTGATAGTGTCGTTTTCCGTCTTTTCTCGCAGCTCGTTGTAAAGCTGTTCGAGCTTCTTATAGCTTGCGTCAAGCGACTTATCCGCACTTGCTTTGGCATTTTCGAGCGCGTCTTTTCTGTTGGCGTAACTGCTGTTAAGCGCGTCCGTATCCGTCTTTTTGCCGTATTCGCTCTCCGCTCTTGCAAGTCTCTCGATATCATCGTCCGTGGCGGCACTGTACTCGATCTCTTTGAGTCCCGAGTCGGAAGGGAACAGCTTTTCAACGTCTATTTCCTCCTCCTTAGGAAGGCTGTCGTTGTATTCCTTTTCCAGCGCGGCAAGCTGTTCCGTAATCGACTTCTCCTTTTCGAGCGCGTCGTTTATAGACTCCTGCCTCTCCGCGGCTTTTTCCGAGTCGGACTTGAACATATCCTTGAACTCGTCCCAAAAACTTTTTGCCATATTCTCTCCTTAATTCTGCGGCGCGGCGTTCGCCGTCAATGCGGCGAGCTTGATCTCCAAGGTCTTTACCTTGACGACAAGCTCCTCGACTATTGCTGCTATTTCGTTTAATTTCATAATTCCTCCGATTTTTACATTCTTTCGACGCTCACTTTAAGCGGCGTTACATATGCCTTCGGCTCCGTTGTTTCAAGTTCGAACCCGACGATATATCCGCTTTTTTCTACGGGAATCTTTTGAAGTTCCGTGCTGCCTTTAAGGGAATATTCATATGCGGTTCCGTCAAGTATAACCCTGACGGTAAGCGGATAGTGCGTAATCAGCGAGAAATCCCTAATTATTTTCAGGGACGGGATAGAAAGATCCGACGACGGGCTGACATACTTCTTTTCCGTACATTTATCGAACACCGCCCCGCTGCCGCCGATTTCCCCTATCTTGGTCGCGTTCTTTAACACGCACAGCATCTGCGATCCGTTGCTTACGTTTATTGCTCTAAGCGATATAACGTTCAGTCCGCTTATCTTCGACAGCGTTTTGTCGAGAAAATCGCACTTATAGAGCGTGTCGGTTTTGGTAGTTGTATCCGACTCGCAGCAAGCAAGGTAGTAACATCCGTTCAGATACGCTCCGCACATAATGCCGTTATTATATACGTCGCCCAGTTCCTTGAATATGGGGGTTACATCGTAGCCGTCAAAGCTGAACAGACCGTTCTCCGCATAAAAAATAATCCTGTCCCCGCAAACCTCTATGGTCTTTTTTATAATGCGCCCGGTATCCGTGAAAATCTTTTTGACGAGAAACTCGCTCTGATCTCCGAAGGCGGTAATTCTGAATATCCCGTACTCTCTGAACACGTACAAATAGTTCAGAAAGGACACGACTTTAAGAATCTCTCCGCAATCGTCGGAAAAATTAATAAAGCCGGCTTCAGTCGAACTTACCGTCCAATTCAGGGGATTGAAGTTATCGGAAAACCATACCTGTTTTTCTATGCCGTTTATGCTCCCGTAAACTCGCTCGTTGTGGACCGTCATCGAAGAAAACTGAGGGGACGCCGAGCAATTGTACATCGTAGCGTCGTTGATAAGCCACAGATTGTTCAAAGGAGTTGCGAGCAGAAGCACCTCGTTTCCCTGATAATTATAATTGACCGCACTGACTTCGGCGGTCGTTCTGATTCCGGTAAGCGCGTGCCAGGTATCGTTGTCAAACACGGCGGTGTACATAAACTCCCCGCTGGTAAGCTGCGCGACGATTCTGTCGTCACACCTGCCCTTGCTGTTCGTGTGCCTGTAAAGGAAAACGTCTTTAAGTTTCTTTCCCTCGGGGAGTGCGGGGTATGCGTGGCGGAGATAGATAGGCGAAAAATAAAAGCCCGACGCGTCTTCAACCCCGAAATTTGCGGTAAGAACGCCCTTTTCGAATGCAAAACCGCGGGCGTCCTTTGCGTATGCCATATCGCATAGGTTTTCGTCAAGGCTACTCACCATTCCCTTGAAGCCGACCTTAATCTGCGAACGCCTGACCGCCGCGCCGCGTCTTGTCCTGCTTTCAGAGTAGTTCAATCCTGCCACCCCCTTTGCTTCATTCTCATCCTTCTGCCCTTATAGCGCAGAATACCCATTCGGTTTCTGAACGAAGCGTCGAAATCGCGCGCAAGTTCGAACACCTTGTTTTTGAAATAGTACTCCGCAAGCGTGCCGTCGGAAAGCGCGGCAGAGGTAAGCCGCATATCGTCTATGCTGTCGTCTATCGTGAGTTCTCCGTCCGGAACGTAAGCGTATTCGAGGGTAAAAACTCCGCTTTTTCCCGCAGCGATTTTGTCTGGATAAACCTTGAAATTCAAAACGTTGTCGCCGCTGTAAAGCCTTATGGGATAGAGAATCCGCTTCGCTAGCTCCGATGCGAAAACCTCGCCGTTTTTAAGCTCAACCTCTTCCGAGAAAACAAGCGGAAGATATTCGCAGACTATTTCCCTGTATACGATATTGAGCGCAGCAATCAGGTCGGTAATAATTCCGTTTTCCTTTTCGGAATATTCGGTTTTGGAAATAAAATTTTCCATTCCCATTTTGACGAGACATTCGCCGAGTACGTCCTTTATAATCATAAAACCCTTTCGACCTCCTCCATTATTTTGTCTCTTGATTCCGCCGCCCTTGCCCTATCGAGTTCGGCATTTTTCTTATCCATCTCGGCGACGAGCCGTTCGGCGTATTCGAGCCGGGTTTCCCGCGCGAGTTTAAGCGTTCGGGCGTCGAGCCGCTTATAGGGCACTGCAATTTGCAGCGCCCCTTTTGCGTAAATTTCGAACCTTCCGACCGCTCTGTTCCTGAAAAGCTTATATTCCGGATCTATTTCTTTCAGTCTTAGAGCAATGTCGAAAAGGTCGTTTTCAATGAGTTCCAGCCCGTTCATAATCAGAGCCAGGAAGCAGTCAGCGTAACGTCGCGGTCGACGGTATCGGCTGCGAAATCGAATTTCTTGCCGTCGAGGTACCAGCCGTCGAACGTAAACGAAGCCTTAGTCGGATTCGCGGGCTGAACGACGTGTCCGCCGGGAACGACTATCTGAGGCTCGACCGCGCTTCCGCCTGCGGAGTCGAAGCCGACCGCAAAGAAGCTTCTCGCTCTTTCGCGCGAGAACGTGAGCTTCGCCTGCCCCATGGCATTGCCGAGGCGGTTTGTCTATTCGATATTCTCCCAATTCCGCCCTGGTGTTTGTCTAATATTGTGGGAATAAAATAGGCGGTTCGATGTTGCTCGAACCGTCCTTTTTCCTTATTAATTATATTATTCATTCGCTGTCCGTCCCTTGCAGTATCGGTCTGGTAATCCTTACCGCATCGCATAATACGAAGGTTGCCGTCTTCCCGTCTATGAGAACCTTGTCCACTACTCGGCGGAATATGTCTGCATTGAACTTCTCGAACAACTCCGTGGTATTGAGTAACTCTCGCAAGTTGTCCATTCGGCACAAGTCCCTTTCGAGCGATAATCCCTCGGCTATGGTCGTATCTTTGATTTGTTTAAGCCTTTCGATTTCGGCTAGCATTTCCTGCGTCCTTTCGGAAATCTCTGCCGTGTTCGATGTCGTCATGTTCCTTACCAACCCTATCATTTCGTTTTGGATTGATAGGATTTTAGCATCGATGTCTTCGGTCGAGGTTTCGCTCTGGCGGTTCTTTACCACCTCTTCGATGTTCGCTATGACCTTGTTTATAAAGCCGTCCTTATCCGCTACGATGTCCTTTATGATGCCAAGGAAAGTTCTTTCGAGGTCTTCTTCTTTTATCGCGTCTTGCTTGCAGTTTTTATATCGTTTGTGATTGATGCACACCCAAGTATAGACCGTTTTGTGAACCGTTTCGTATTTGTGTCGGCGGAATTTACTACCGCAGGCTACACAGTAGAGTTTGTTTGAAAAGGCGTACTTGGACGAATACCCTGCTTTACCCGTTGGACTGTATCCGCGTTGGTTCGTTCGAATTTCCCTTTCCTTTTGGACTCTATTCCAATCGCTTTTGCTGACTATCGGCATGTGATGGTCTTCGATATAGTATTGCTTGCCTGTGGTATTCTTGATTCTCTTCCTATATTTTAGGTCGCTGTAAGTCTGCTTTTGCAAGTGCAGGTCGCCTTTGTACTTTTCGTTTTCAAGTATGTAGGACACCGTGCTTGTCTTCCATAAGGTAACACCGCCAGGGCTTATCACCCCTCTGTCCATCAGCATCTTGCAGATTTGTCCGTAACTTTGCCCCGCCAAGTAGGTCTTATAAATAAGCCTTACGATTTGCGCCTCTGGCTCGTATATTTCGTAGTTATGGTCTTTTATTCGGTAGCCGTAGGTTTTTACGCAAGGATATTTTTCTTGCTCTATACGCCTTATTTTGCCCCACTTTACCGATTCGCTCAAGTTCTGCGAGAAGTCCTCGGCTACGGCAGCACTCATAAGGAGCCGCATCCTTGTCCCTGCTTGGTCATCCATACTGTTTAGATGGTCGTTTTCAAATATAATCGGAATTCCTTTTAATGTGAGCTTTTCGACTATGTTTAAGATGTCCACCACGTTTCGTGCGAATCTTGATACCGACTTCACGATAATAATTTCAATCTTTCCGTCCATTGCGTCAGCTATCATTCGGTTGAATTCCTTTCGCTTTCGCATGCTTGTTCCTGACAGTCCCTCGTCCGCATAAATCCCTGCAAAAATCCACCCTTCGTGCTTTTGGATGTAGTCTTTGTAGAAGATTTGCTGTGACTTAAAACTCGATTGCTGTTCCTCGCTGTCGGTCGATACTCGGCAGTATGCGCATACCCTTTTAGGCATATTCTGCTTGAGAATGTCGATTCCGTTGACGAGCTTCTTGGTGGGTTCTATAACCCTAACATTTGGTGCTAGCATAGATTTGTACCTCTCCTATTTCATCTCTTTCTAAATAATAATCGATTACCTCGATATCGGCTGTGTAGCCGTTTTTGAACTTATAGAGCAGTCGGTTTTTGCCCATCACGATTATTTGCTCTACCATTTGATTGAAGACCTCTTCATCGAAGGTTTCCATTCTATCGTACTTTCGGAGCAACTCATCGCAGATGTTGATTTGACTGTTTCGGGTTACCATTTCGATATTGTGTTTAGCGATTGTCCGTTTGCGCTTTTCCAGGGCAAGTACTTCGTTAATTATAAGGTTGTGCTGATGGGCGAGTTCGGAGGTCATCGTTCCTTGGGCTTCCATCGCTAGGTATATCTTTTCCTTGGCTAGCAAGGTTTGCAACCTCATGTTGATTTCCGCCGTTTCGGTGTCCTCGAATACCGCTTTCTCTTTGCCCATTAGTGCGGTCTTCATTTTGTTGTAGGCATAAATAAAGGCGTCCTGAAGTGTAAGTTTATCTTGTATCCGATTCCTACACGCGTGGACGCCTTTCGTTTTATTCAGTTGACATTGGTAGGTTTCCTTTTCCTTACCACCGTTTTTGAGTGTCTTATGCCCAAGACCTTGTTTGTTGTATTTCGAACCGCACAGACCGCAAACCATTTTTCCACGAAAGCAATCGTATTGCGGAACATAATCGTGTCCGCGTTCGTAGAGTGTGTGAGCTGCCATTCGTTCTCTCGCTTTGTTGAACATCTCATGCGTGATTATCGGCGGACATACTCTTTCCACGACATACATGGCTTTTTCGCCTCGGTTTCGATAAACCCTACCGTATTCCGAAAAACTCTTTTGAAAATAGGCATCGCCTGTGTACTTTTCTTGTTTTAGCACATAGGAAAGGCTGCAATAATTCCATTCCTTTCCCGCCGAGGTTTTCACCCCTAGTCCGTTTAGCCAACGGATAATATCACAAGACCTCTCTCCGCTCGTATAGCGCTCGAATATCTCTCTGACGATTTTTGCCATCGGCGGATTGATTTCCAACCCCATTGATTTGTTGTACTTGTAACCTATCAACGGGGTTCTGTTTGCTATGCAGATGTTGCCTTGCTCTACTTGCCGTAGGATACCGAACCTTGTAGCCTCGCTGTCCTTGGTGAGTTCTTCCTCTGCCATGTAAGATTTAAGCACTCGATCAAGTACCGATTTGTCCCGTAGGGTATCGATTTGCTCAATCTCGAAAATGACCCGAACTCCGATTCTTGTCAGCTCTTCAATCGTGCGTAGCATTTCCCTTGAGTTACGCCCAAACCTACTGACCGTCTTTGTGTAGATTATGTCGATATTACGGTTTCGGCACTCGGTAATCATGCGCATAAACTCTAACCGCTTGCTTTGTGTCTTTGCACTTACGCCTTGGTCAATAAACGAGCCGATATTGATATAATTCGGATTCGCATCGATTATTTCGTTGAAGTGCTGTATTTGTGAGGTTAGGCTCATTTCCTGTTTTTCTTGCCGTGTGCTTACTCGGCAATACGAACATACTCGCATCTTGCTTTCCATCGGTTTACCTCCTTTTGATTTTGTACCACAACAATAGCGTGTTTAGGACAGAAAGTCTACTGAAAAGGGTTAAAAAAAGGCAAGAAAAATCAGGCAAAAGTTGCCCGATTCTTCTTGTCGATTTCAGCGTATTCCTTGACCGTTATAAGGCGATTTTTGAGGAGCATATCCAAGATTGCCTTGGACAGTTGATACTGAACCGTTTCGTTAGTTTTTTCCATCTTTGCTCTCTCCGTCATCGCCCTTTTTGCCGAGCTGCTTTATAATTTGATTCGTTCCTGTCGCCGTCAGACCGCTTGCTCCGCCGATTAGGATTGCCACACAAACATTTGCCGCCGGGATGATACTCGGCACGGCATAGAATGCCACAACCCCAAGCACGGCTCCGAGAGCCGCCGAGATGAGCGGAATAAACCGCTTGAATGTTTCGTTTTCTTTGACCGCATACTTGATGATGTTAATCACCCAATAAACGATTGTTGCGATAGCGGGTACGCTTATCAGCTCCAAATATTCCATTGATTATCCCTCCTAGTTCAATGTCGTTTGTTCGAGTAAAAACTCGTACATCTCTTCGTCCGCCTTTTTATAGGCTTCGATTGCCGCTTTCATTTCACCATTGGTCTTTCCATCGCGTATTGCTATTGCGTCCGCATAGGTCAGTTTGCCAACCGCATCGATGGAACGAAGTATCAGCAGATTTTCCTTTCTCTTTGCCTCGTCCCTTTCCTCGTCCCTTTTGGCTTTCTTTTTGAAAAACCTTTGTAAAAAGAAAAGCACCATTCCGCTGATGATGCTTGAAACAATGCTTATTATGATTGCTACCATTTTGTCCTCCTATGCTGTTCTCTTCCAAAAATAGCAGGTGATGAACGGCGGCAAGTTATTGTGTGCCTTCCCACCACCGACCGCATCGGTGCTTACCGTTACCGTTCCACCGATTGCCATTTCGTTTGTGCCATTCTTTCCGCCGAGTGCAGTTTCACCCGATATTGGCAATTCCGTGCTATGGGTGTGGCTCGGAATTTCCTCTTCGGTCAGCGTGTGTTCTTTCTCGCCGCCTGTCTTCTCTGCCGATGCCAAATCCGTGTCGGTTTCGTCCACCGCAATAGGTACTCGTCCATTACCCCAACGCTCCCAAACTCCGCCGATTTTCTCGCCGGGGTTTTCCTCTGTTACGGTTATCTTGATTGAACCTATCGGGTATGTAAAGTTCAGCACATCCGCTTGGGTAATGCCAACCCCGATATAAGGTAAGGCAGCCCACGAGGAGCTGCCATCACCTATTTTCATTTTGCCCGTATCGTACTCTATTCCAAGCTCTCCACGGAGCAGTATCGGATTAGCGAGGAGCCAATTTGCGGCGGTATCATTCCTTTGCTGAACTTTGGAATTGATGTGTTTCTCCGCCATATCGTTCCCCTCCGTTAAGCATTACCGCCGTTGATTACAAAGGTGTCCGATACGAGGAGAACTTCCTCACCGCCCGACAAATCGGCTGCAGTCTTTTTCTCGAAGTTCTTTTCGAAGTTTGCCGTGTCCCTTTCATCGGTGTAGTAGAGATTGCTCCCCTCACCGATGTCGGTGGTAGAAAGGACGATGTCGCCTTGCTTGCCGTTAACAGAGAACACCGTGCATTCGGGCGACTTGATTTCCAACCAATTTGCCAAGTTATCCGCAGGTGCTTGCTTCAAAATAAACGAACGGTTGATGTCGGTACGAATTGCCACGTCACCCTTTTCTGCGGTAAGCGCAAGCATTTCCGCCTCGTTTGCTACCACATGAGTGTCCGTGATTGCAATCTTGGGCAAGAGCGTTTCGTTGATTTTTCCGTCTGCACCTACTTCCACGAGATTACCCTCCGCCGTACCGACATTCCTTGCCGCCGCCGTACCTGCATCAGTAATCTTGGCAAGCGTTAATGCGGGGATATCTTCGGGGGTAAGCAATTCGGTTTTCGTAATGAGACCCTTTTCGTTAACGGTTACCTTGGTGAAAGTACCCTCGGTTGCGCCCGTGTTTTTCAGCACCACGGTGATGGCTGCATCCTCGCTGCCGTCAAAGGTGGTTGCGCCCGTTGCATCGCCCGTCAGCGAGATTACCCTTGCGGTTTTAAGTTTCTGTGCCACCTGCGCCTCCGCAACGATTTCGACTTCATCCGCACTTACAAGCCTCTTCCATACAGCGGACGATTCGCTCGTAGCAATCAAGATGAACACAGCCTTGTCGGACTGATTCACCCACAATTCGCCGACATCGTGGTCGGTATCCGCCGTTGTAGGATTGCTGTTTGCAATGATGATATCATCGCTCACATACTTGAGTGCCGTCCACACGCTGATGCCGTCACCGATTTTGAGCTTGCGCGTATCAATCTCGATGCCGATTTCGCCTTTCAGTAAGACGGGGTTTGCGGCTCTCCAATTCGCCGCCGTGTCGTTCCGTAATTGGATCTTGCTGTCCAATATTCTTTCATTTGCCATAGTTTGCTGTTCCTCCATTTATAATTTTTATTTGATGCCAATCTGCTCCGACGCAGATATAACTCCCTGTTTCTTCGTCCCAACGATAAGATTCGTTATCGTGAATGTCGATATAAATCACCGCCGGGTTGCCTTGATTCGGGAAAGCGTACTTGCTCGGATACTGCTGCGGTTTGAGTTTTACTTCAATGGTTCGGGATTTATTCCTTACCACGGTTTCTGTCGCATCGTTTTCTATCCCTTGGTATTTTTGGGAAATAGTTCTCAATGCCTCTACTGAAACACAACCATCGCAGCACCCATGTCCGTGTTCATGTTCGTGTTCATGTTCGCATCCCTTGCAATCACTCACTTTGCCACCACCTCCAATTCTTGATTTACAAGCGTATATATTTCTTCGCCCAACCCTTCGATATCAATCGTTAGTTGTACCTGATAAAGAAGGCAGGGCAGCCTTGCCGTTTCTTCTGCTGTCAGTTGAATTATGAAAGTATTACCCCTTTCCATAACGAAGTCTTTCGGATATTCCTTGACGATTACGGGTTTTCGGTTCTTTCGTCCAATCGTAAAAATGACCTTATCTCGCTCGGATATCTTGTAGCACTCATTGTCATTTAACGGTATAACAACATTGAAAAAGGCGAAGCCACGAGCCTCGCCCTTCACCAAAATTAGCCTTTCCATCGCCGCCTCCATTACTTGTAAACATAAAACTTATAGAGTGGCATCATATCAATATAACATCCCGCTTGATCCGACCACTCTATGGTCAAATAACCATTTCGTTTACATGATATTTTGATAGTTAAGTGGTTCGGTGTAGTGTAGTCCACCAATCCAACCTCTGCTGTATATGGCTGTTCGCTTGACAGTTCCAATTCAGCCGCCGCTAAACCCACATCACTTGCGCTTTGATGTTTATACCAATTTCCATTACCTGTGTATGTAAACCCATAGAACCCGTTTCCGTCTGGCGAGTTATAAAAATACGCTTCTTTGGTATAATCTATCATTATTTTCACAGACATAGCCGTGGCTCGAACAGGTTCGCCTGCTCTTAACCCTGCAACTGGCACTTCTATACTATTGGAACTTTCACTGCCGTAAGCGTATGCTGCATCAACATCCAAGTATTTCCAGGTCTTTAGTGCGCTTTCAAAATTTTGCTCTCTACTTACGCACGAAGTGTCGCCTAGCTTGTAAAGAACGACATCTGCGCCTCCGTCAAAGAACCCCGAATCGTTCGGTGCATAGTTGCCATCGCCATCTCTAGATTCGTACATCGAAAACCTCATCGAATCGTCCCTTATTGAACACTCAATTTGTATCTTGATGTTGTCGCTTTCATATACGGCAGATACACCGCTATAGCACCCTGCTTCCGCCCACTTGGAAATCGATAGCAAGCCACAGCCCGATACCCCATAAACGCTCCCTCGATTGTGCCACCTGACATAGCACAAAAACAAGCCTTCATTAATGGGGTATTTCGTTGAAAGGCTGTATTCATACTTGGTTAATTGCAAACCATTACCGCTCGGTTTATCGATTAAATCGTTGTAACTTCCACTTGTAGCGACCTTATGTAACCCCTTAACTTTGCTTGCAGAAACAGAGTCTATTTTCGCATCTGTCACAGCTTTAGCCGCAATTTTTGTCGATGTTACTGCAGAATTATCTATGTCAGCAGTACCAACTGTTTTCTTGAATGCCAATGCTTTTAGGTCGGCAAGCCATTTCCTAACCTTTCCAAAAAAACCTTTCACCGTTTCCTTATCCCCCAAACTCTCACGGGTTGCGGTCTGCGTACTATTTATCTCCGCATCCTGCACTTGCTCCGTGGTTATCTTTTTTTCTTGCAGATACCGCTCGTTTTCGGCAAGGGTATTGAATATTTCGGGAACGACTTGGTCTTCTTTTTTGTAGTCATTCTTCGGTTCTTTCCACGTTGCCATACTTACCTCCCTTTCTTTCTGCCACGAGTTTCTTCTTTAAGTCCCCCGTCATAAGTGAATTTATTGTATTCGCACAAAAGGCTTTCTTTGTCCCCAAAACGGTCAATGTTCTCGTATGTGCGTCCTACTTCGAGTTCGGGGTTACCTCGCCACACAGCCGTGATTGTGCCTTGTCCTGCGCGCATTCGGTCTAGCAGAAGATTTGCCATGTATTCCGCATGTTCATAGCTTTGAACAAGTTCGCTTGTCGGATGTTTATATTCGACTATACCGTATTGCTGAATGCTCTCTTCATCCCTTACGGTTACCGTCCGCGTATTGATGTCGATTGCATTTCCCGACACGGTAATTATCGCCGTTTGCTCCGCAGATGCATTATTCCGTATCGTGCAAATGCACGAGTTGACTCCGCTGTCAAAGGATATAATCTGCACCGAGGGGTTATTGCTCTCGGCGAATGGATATGCTACCTCCGATGTATAATCGATGGTTATCGTCTTCGTTTCTTTTGCCCCTAGCCGTATCTCTGGCTCAGCTACTTCGATTATGTCTTCCTTTATGCTTATCTCGCAGTAGTCAACCGACACGCTATTTGAAAAGTCTGTCAGCGTTATATTGGACTTATACGAGAACATGTTGCCGGGGTTTATTTTGGTCGAGCTGCGCTCTGGGACGTCATCTTCACATTTGATAATGATTCGGTTTTCCCTGTCCACGTAAACCTTGCACAACCCTGCGTTGGCGATTTCCTGCAATGCATCCCAACCCGTGGTCTTCGGCAATAACGCCATCCCCACCACGAAGTCTTTCAGTCTGTCAGTTATCACATACTCCACCGAACTCAACCCCATCTTCGTCATCATATCCTCGGCTATTTCGTATAGCGACACGTTTTCCACTAACGGGAAACCGACATAGGTTTTTATCTGCAAACGCATAAGCCTATCGGTTGCGGTGCATTTTACCCATTGACTGTCCTGCGGTATATCCCACTCGTCCGAATAAAACACTCCGAGCGGTTTGTACTCTATCTCGCCCTCTTTTTCTATCCCAATATATGGGAATAATTTTCGGTCGAGCAGCATTAGCGTCCGCAAGTAGCCTTTATCGAATTTACGGTTTTCGTTGTAAATGCTTACAGTCATTGAGTCCGAGTTTATGTTGTAATTCCCCTCCGATGAACACAGCTCTTCTCCGACTTCAAAGGATAACAATGCGTCCCCCTCGTAGGTTTCATACACCCTTTCAAAGCACCTCAATATTTTTGCGACCGCATTCGGATGACTCCACTTTTCAATGGTTAATCGTACCGAGGTTATGTCTTCAACTTTAGGTGCTACTACTATTTCGACGTTGGTGTTGCCCTTGATAGTGTCGGTTTGCACTATTGTCCCATTTTTCTTGTACGATAGTGTAAAGTCTACGGGGTATTGGTTGAGCTTCTGATCGCCGATTATTCGCCAATAAATTATCGGTCGCATACCGAATGTCAGTTCTATGTATGGTTTATTCGCATACACACCGTTTCCGTCTGCTCCCTTATCGCTCCACCACCCCACGATTAAGTCATCTCCCATCATTTGGAATGTGCCGTCCATCGTAGAGTTTCCGTCCATTGTGCAGGCTTTGACTGTCGGTTCGCTTGGCAGATGGAATACTTCGGTGGGATGGCTTATTTTAGAGTTTCCGCTGACCGCTACCTTAATGTCACGGCTCAATTCCTCGTCCGCATAGACGATCTCCACTTTCCCGTAAACCTTACGGGGATTATCCGAGTATTCCATAGGCTACTTCTCCACAAAACTAACCGACACCTGTTTCCACATTATTTTCGCTTTTGCCCAATCATAGTGCGGTTGGTAGGTTAGTCCCTCCGATCGTGCAGTCATCGTTATTAGATTGCCCGTTCCGTTATCGTGAAAGGATATGGTTACGAACTTATCTCCGCCGATTGTTTTCGTGAGTGTGGTCATATTCTCTTTCGATAGATACTCCCAACTCACGTCCACTTTTCGTTTGGTTGCAACGACATCCACGACCATCGTTCCATCCACGGTCCGCTCCGCTTTATCGAGTATCTCTGGCGATATGGTGATGTCCGTGGGTGATTTGATTTTCTTTCCGTTAATCTTGAAAAAGTCCATCTCACACCTCCTGTAAATTTACACCATTTCGCTTGTATTCTCTCGACAACTTGGGGAGCATTAACCGTGCAAAAGTTTGTCCGTCTATTTGCAAAATCAATTCCTTGTCATCCGTACCGTCCATTCCGTTCATTGCCGCCATTCCTTGTAGCAACCCATTTATAAGGTCGCCGTTCGGACTGCTGCCCATACCGACCATAGCTCGGTTCGGCGAGGTAGATATTCCAAGCGTACTTGCCACTTCGATTGCGGCTCTTTGGATCATCGGGATGTTGGCATACATATCGTTCGCCATCATGTCCATTAGGTTCGGTATCCATTCGTCTGCCGTATGCCCCGGACCTTTCTTGGTCGGTGAACCGAATCCGAGAAAATCCTTTATGGATTGACCTACTGACTTGACTCCGTCTACTACCCAATCCCAACCTTTCTTGATACCATCGCCGATGTTGGAAATAAGGTTTTTGCCCCAATTAAACGCATCTTTGAATAGGTCTTTGAAAAAGTCGCCTATCTTATTGAATAGTCCCGTTAGGGTATCCCATATCCATCCGCACATGGACTTGATTCCTTCCCAAATGTTTGAAAAGAAACCGCTTACACCTTCCCAAACGCTTTTGAAAAGGTTGCCGATTGTTTCGCCGCAATTCCCGAAGAACGAGACGATGTTTTCTCCAAAGCCTTTGATAAACTCCCAAATGCCCAGGAAGATGTTTTTGATTGCAGACCATATGTTGCCTGCGAAGTCTTTCATATACTCCCAAGCGGACGACCAATCCCCACGGAGAACAGCGCAAATGATTTTGATGATGTCAAGTATTGCGTTCGCTACGTCGATTACCGCTTCGAGGAACGGTCCGAGTGCATCTATAATCGCTCCGAGTACGCTCGACACCACTCCCCATAAGGTCATAACAAGTCCGCCTATTAGGTCGAACACGGGTTTCAGCGTTTCGTAAAGCTGTACCAATGTGTCCCACAGCGAGGCAAACAAGGTTTTCAGCTTTTCCCAAATCGGCTTGACATACGAAAAGAATTTGTTGAGCGAGTCTTTTATAATGCTGAATGCGCTCTTTACGCACATCCAAATGTTTGTGAATATGGTTTTCACCGTATTCCATATCTTTTTGCCGTTCTTCTCCCAAAACTGCTTTATGGCTTTTACCGTATCCACGACTATCATCTTGACATACGGCCATACCTTTTTGGCTATTTTGAGAATGAGATTGAACCTTGCTTTTACCGCATTCCAAAGTACCTTTAATGCTTTAACGACTGCGCTGATTATTTTCTCGCCGTTTTTCGCCCACCACGCCTTGATTGCGTCGGCTGCTTTGAGGACAACGGATTTAACCCTGTCCCATATTTTTGTTACCGCATCTCGGAACTCTTCGTTCGTCTTCCACAGATAGACAACGACGCCTGCAACAGCGGCTATCGCCGCTATTATCAAGCCGACCTTTGAAAACAGCAACGAGCCGACCTTGATTATCGTACCGATACTGCCTATGAGTTTTCCGACAACTAATAAAAGCGGTCCTATAGCCGCCGCCAATAATGCTATGGTTACGATGTTCTTTTTCGTTCCCATCGACAGCCCCATCAGCTTCGCCGTCAAGGGCGAGATGTACTTTTGGATGAACTGTCTGATTATGGGAATTAACACGTCGCCAAACGATATGGCGATTTCTTCCAACTCCGACTTCAAAATCTTGACTTGACCCTGTAAGGTATCAAGTTGGACTTCCGCCATTTCCGTGGCTTTATTTGTTCCCGTGATGGATTCGGTCATATCTCTGACCGCATCGCCGCCCGCCGATAACAGCGCAAGCATGCCGGGACCTGCTCTCGCTCCGAACACCTTCATTGCTTGGGATGTGTCCATTCCTGCGGCACCGAGTCTGTCAATAATTGTTGCCAGGTCGTTTGTCGCAGGGTTCACCTCTTCATAGGTCAAACCCAATTCCTTGAACACGTCAAGTGCGGCAGATGTCGGATTCATAAGTGCTACGAGCGATTGTCGGAGCGATGTGCCTGCGGTCGAGCCGTCATAGCCCGCGTTATAAAGGACAGACAGCGCACCCGTGGTTTCTTCTATCGAGTAGCCCAAGCTGTTCGCTACTGGTCCGACATAGCTCATCGAGTTCGAGAGCTTCTCCATGTTCGCCATTGAATTACCGATTGCCGCTGCGAATACGTTGGTTACCCTTTCCGCTTGGTTCGCCTCCAAGCCGAACTGGTTCAGCGTGGAGATTACTGTGTCGGTTGTAAATGCAAGGTCGCTCTGGGTTGCTGATGCAAGGTTAAGGGTTGCCTGTATGGAGTCAGCCATTTGGTCAACCTTATAACCTGCTGATGCCATATAGTAGAGTGCGTCCGCCGCTTGGCTTGCCGAGAACACGGTCTTTGAACCCATCTCTCTGGCGAGAGCGGTCATTCGTGCGAAATCATCTCCCGTTGCGCCTGCGACAGATGCCGCATTCGCCATCGACTGCTCGAACTGCTGCGACACATTAACCGCCGCCGTGCCTAGTGCCATCAGCGGTGCTGTTATGCTTGCTGTGAGCTTTGTGCCTGCTCTCGTAAAAGTAGCCGATACCTTTTGTATTTTCTTTTGTGCGTCCTGTAGTCCTTTCGAAAGCGAGGATATATCCGCCGCTATTTTCACGACTAGGTTTCTAATAACCGCCATATCCTCACCTCCCTTATTTGATTATGACGCCCTTTGCCGCCGCCATTGCTTTTAGTATTGCATCGCTTTTACTGCTTGCCTTTTGGTTCGGTTTCTTCCTTGCCTCTTTGAGCAGTTTCTCAAGCCGTGGCATCTTGCGCTGTCGTGCAAGTGCCTCCGTATGCCATGCTAGGCACAGCAGATTTTCAAACTCGGTTTGTTCCTCGTTCCTTTTCTGCTTTGCTATCAGCGTTAACTCATACGGTGTGTATTCGCCTACCACGAGTGGGTCAACACCCCACGCTACCACGGCTTGATCGCATAATGCCGATAAATCAAAAGCGGCGGTTACTTTTCCCCCGGCGTTGAGGTCTTCTCCGTTTTCGGTTCTCCGAATGCTGCGGTTAATGCCTCGCCGATTTTCTCCGCTATCTCGTTAAGGTTGGAGTATTCGTCAATTAAGTCGCCAACCTTTTCGGGAGTCAACGACTTGTCTTCGTGATAAAGACCGCCGTACACGATTGCAAGCAGGTCTTTGATTCCTACCTTGTTAAGGTCAAGGGAGAGAATTGACTTGCCCGTTATGTCTTCGATTTTCGCCAAGGCATTCATCCCATAGCGAAGTGTTCTCGGTTTGTCGAGATTGATTGTTACGCCGTTTTTCATTTTTTACTTCCTCCGTTTTAAGCCGTTTCAAAGGTCAGCGCACCCGTTCCCGTGAATTCGATGCTGATAGACACAACGTCATCCACGGGGTCTTCAATGGACAGGCTGTTTATGTATGCCTCGCCCTTGTAGTAGTTCGTTCCATCCACATAGAGCTTGACCGTTACGGTCGTACCATTGAGGAATGCATCTTGCAATGCTTGCTGTCCTTCTGCGTCCACGGGTACTTCGTAGTCGCCCTCGCTCGATGCCGACCACTCTTTCAGTCCCGTTATATAGTTCTTCCAATCGTCACCGAGTGCGGTGGTTTCGAGCGTATCCAAGGACAGTTCGAGCGACCAATTCTTTATGCCGACCACCTTTTTGGTTGCCGATTCACCAATGACGACTTTTCCGTTCTTTCCTGCTACCGCCATATTTTGCCTCCTATTTTTCGTTGAATAAAAACTCAAATTCAATGCTTGACATGTACTCGTCCGTATCGAATTTCAATGCCGTGTTCCCGTTATATTCGTAGTCGGACTTTATGAACACGGCTTGTATCGTTAGTCCGCACATATCCCCGTGGTAATCTTGAAATAATCGCTTTACCTTTCGGGAGAGTTCCCTTGATTTTTTGTAGGTTTTATCGTGGCAGACGAACTGTATCGTTTGCCTTACGAACCCTGTGTCGCCTTGTAATGCGGAGTCATAATTCGCTAGGACGGGCGCATAAACGATGGCGGGCAACGGCGCATCTTCGGGCAATACGATAGGATATATGCGACAACCAACGCTACATGAAATGCCGTAATCCGAACACATTTTCTCGTATACTGCTTGGCATATATCTTTCATATCTTCCTCCCTACTGCCCTTGATATCTCCGACACGATTGCCTCGTTGATTTGATTTTGATTGTTGTCAACGGCATTTCGGAGAAAAGGATTTGCAGGTCTGCCCCTTGCTCCAAGTTCAACGTGCGTCCCATATTTCAGCGACTTATCATAGTCCACTTGCACGGTCGCTTTCGTTGCAGTTGCCTTGCCCTCGGTGAGATGCAGACTCTGCTTTAATGCCCCCGTATCGACAGGGCAATTCCTTTTTGCGTCTTCGAGTGCAATCTTACCACCCGCTTTCGCTCCCTCCATCATCACGCTTGCCGCCGCATCCTCCATTGCTTTGAGGTCTTTGACAAGCGCACTTGCGCCCTCTATGCTCGTTTTGACTTTCCTCTGCTTTGCGCTGTAACCCATCGCTCACCAACTCCTTCGCATTTAGTATCGTGGCTTTGTGGGCAGTTTCATTGTCAAGCTCTCCGACTATCTCGTAGAGCTTGTTCCCGTACTTGATGCGGTGCAAGACCGTCAGCCAATCACAGAACCGTACGGTTATTCTCACAACCTTTTCGGCTGTGACTTGCTGTGCGAACATCTGCTCCGTTCCGCTTACGGGGACAATGGTTGCCCACGCTTTTGCCACGGTTACCCATTCGCCTATTTCGCCGCCGTACTCATCACGATGCTTTCGGAACTCCAAGATTTCCACTCTTCGGTTCAATCTTCCAATGTCCATCAAAACGCCTCCCGTCTGTAAGCGAACAGCATTCGGCGGACAAGGTCGAGCGTTTCCTTGATGTCCACGCCCGACTTGTCCTTTGCCACTTGCCGTTCTTCGTATAAGGTTGCCGTTACGATGAGCATTGCCTGATGCACGGGTTCGGGGACTTCCTCAAACTCCGTGAGCTTGCGCCGCAACACTTCTTCGGTCAATTCCTTTGCCGTGATGATTAGCGAGGATATGAGCGCATCTTCGTCATCCCCGTCCAAGCGGAGAAAGTCCTTTGTTTCTTGTAACGTCAACACGCTCGATCACCCCCTTTCTTTAGGCGTTTCTTTTTGCGAGTGCTACGAAGGGCGAAACGCTTGCACTGCCCTTGTAAGGAGTGAGCGGCTTGTTCCAAATGGGTTTGCCGTCCACACGGTAGATAAAGCGGAACACGTTTTCATCGTAGAGGAATCTCACATGAATGGACGATGCCGCCTTTACGCCGCCCTTATCGATGAGCAGATACTGTCCGATATCCGCAAGGATAATGTCGCCGACTTCTCCTGCGGCATTGCACTGCTCAAGGGGAATTACGGGACGACCGAACAGCGTACCGTAGGGTTTCTCCGACAGCCCACCCGCCGGGATATACACGGGTTTGTCGCCGAGTTTAAGCGTGTACAGGTACGGTTCAAGTTCCTGGTTGATGTACCATACCGCATTCCCTCTCGATCTCGCCCAAAGGCGATTCCACATCTTGATGAGGTTCTCGACCGTGATGATATCGGTCTGGTCTTTTTCCTTGTCGACCTTTACGATTGCGCCGCTCTTAAGGATGCCGAGAGGTTCGCCCTCACCGCTGCCGTCCAAAATTGCATCGTCAATCTTAAAGCCGAACTCTTCCGCAAATGCCTGACGAATAACCGATTCAAGTGCCGCCGCATCCTGCAAGAGTTCATCCGTGGCATAGCACAGACCCGTGAGCTTTTTCAGCGAAAGTTCCAACTGACGGAACTTGGGTTTGCTGCCCATGAGTTCCTCCGCTTCACCTTCCCAATAGGTCTGCACTCCGCCCCATCTCGAACCGTTGGCTCTGCTGTCCTCGTCCACGGCATTTATCTTCATACCGTTGGCATTCGTGCTGATGGGAATTTTCTTTGCACGGCTTGCAAGGATACCCGTTTCGTAGGTTCTCTTTAAGAGTTCGGTTACGAAGTCCTGCTGAACAAGGAAACCGCCGTCCGAGGGGTTCGTTTCGTTCAGTCCGCTTGCCGCTCTCGTAGTGAGTCTTTCGTCAACCTTTCCGCCGGGTGCCGCCGCACGATACGCAGCAAGTAACTGCTCACCGAACGAGGAGAACCTCTTTTCTTCTTCTTCCTTATTGGGAGTGGGTTTTACTTCGGGTTTCTCCGCCGAACGGTCTTCGGGGTCGATTGCGAGCATCTTTTCTGCCCTAGTGATACTTTCATCCCACGAACGGATTTCCGATTCGTACCCGTCGATTTCCTTTTGCTCGTCTTCGGTGAGGAATCGGTCTTCCGCCTCTGCTTTGTTGAGAACCGCCATTGCTTTCAATCTGGCGTCTTCTCTTTTTGCCTTCATTTCCAAGACTTTCTTCATAGTCATAATTCGTTTTCCTCCGATTAAATGTTTTTGAATTTGGATTGCAAGCTTTTGAGTTTTGCTTGCTGTTTTGCTTTCTCGGCGGTCTTTTCTGCTTCCTCCGCCTTACTGCGCTGTTCGGCTTTGTAGCCGTTGTACTCTTCCATCGCTCTCACTCCCACATCCGTGGCGGTGTAGGCGGGGAAAGTTACGGGGCTCACATCGAACAACTGCACCTTTCGAATTTCCCTTACGTCCATTCCGTCCCTTGTCGACCACTTATCGTCTTCGACTATGAACCCTATGGACATTTGCGTGATGTCGCCTCGGCGAATGCTTGCTTGCAAATCCCTTGCCCAAGTCGTATCGGGCGGAGTTATTCGCACACGCAAGCCGATATCGTCTTCCACGAGTTCAAGCGTCCCCGCTCGGTTGCGTCCGAGTACATAATTCGGATCGTGGTTGAACAGCGCACGAATATCGTCTTTGCCGATGCTTTCGTTGAATGCACCCTTTCGGACTATTTCCTGAAACGGAAAGATTCCGCCGAGCGTTTCACTCCACGAATCGAACACGGCTGCGTGTCCTTCGATGACATTACCGCTTTCGCTTTCGTTTACCCGTAGTTCCCTCATCGGGAGCATTCGGAGTTCCTTCTTGCCCTTCTCCATCGTTACCTCCTTCTTCGTTTTCTTTGCTGACCGCCGCCGATGTCATGTTACCGTTCACAAGGTAATCATCGCCGCCTTGCTCTTTCGGCACGAGCGACATGTCTTCCAAACGGCGGATGTCGTTTATTGACAACCACCCGTTTTGTCTGCCTATTGCATAGCCTTCCATTCTCGACTTGTAATCGCCACGCATCAGTCCATCGACATTGAACTTGGCGAAATAAATAAGCCGTTCTTTCTCGTCTAGGAGTGAACGGCTTATCGCTTGTTCCCACCGCACCAACCACGGTCGGATGGTGTGCTGTACAAATTCGATTGACTGGTGTTCTATGTTGCTGAATGTTGCTCTTTCCAAGTCCCCAACAAGGTGCGGCGGAACACGGAAGATTCGGCAGATTTCGTTGACTTGGTATTTACGGGTTTCGAGAAACTGTGCGTCTTCGGGTGCTATGCCGATCGTGTGGTATTTCATCCCCTCTTCGAGAACCGCAACCTTATGGCTGTTTCTCGTTCCTTGATATACCTTATTCCACGACTCTCGCAGTTTCTCTGGGTCTTTGAGTATGCCGGGGTGTTCCAACACACCGCCGGGACGCGCTCCATTGCCGAAGAATTTTGCGCCGTACTCTTCCGTTGCAAGCGATAGCCCAACCGCTTCTCTCGCTTGCGCTATCGGCGATAATCCCTTGACTCCGTCCAACGACAAGCCTTTGATGTGGAAGACCTGGTCGGGTTTGTACTCGTAGGTTTGGTTGGTTATATCGTCCGAATAGGTGTATTTTATGTTGCCCGTCTGCGTGTCCCGCTCTACGGTCATGAGGTTCGGTTTTAAGTACCACAGCTCGGTTACATGCCCGTTTCGGCGGATTTTCCGTGCATAAGCATTCCCCCATAAAAGGAGCGAGGTCATCATCGTTTCTCTGAACTCAAAGCTCGTCATTTCCTCGTTCGGCATCTCATAAAGGCAAGAATAAAGCGGATGCTGCTCCGCCGATTCGTTCTTTCCGTCCTTTCCCTTTTTGTACAAGTGCAATGGCAGACTTGCAATTGTTTCCGCCAAAATCTTGACACAAGCATATACCGCCGAGGTCTGCATCGCTCGGAGTTCATCAACCTGTACTCCGCTGTTGCTGTTGCCTATAAAATCGACATCCACACCTTTCATAAATTCCTGCATTTCCTTGCTTTGCTTGGTGCGTTTTTCTTTTTTAGGAGCGTCCCTACTCCGACCGAATATTCCCATTCTTACCTCCATTTTTTGAAATAATAAAACCGCCCTTTCGGACGGTTCGTTGGTTGTCTTCTTTCTACCTTATTTTGTGCCTTTCAGCAGTTTTACGCTTATCAGCGCACCGAGCATATTGTCGATTGCTTTCCACTCGGCGGTGCATTTTATCTCGGCATACTTGCCTTTCATCTGCTCCCTGTACATCGCCGCATAGTAAGCTGCGAACTCTTCGGCTATGATTTCAGGTGCGTGTTCGGTATCGGCGAGTATCCTTGCTTTGAGTTGCTCGATCTTGGCATCGTAGACCTTGTTCTCTTCCTCGGTTGCATTGCTGTGGAATCCGTGGCTGTAGGCTTTTAAGCGTCTGAATATGTCTTTCTGCTTTTCCATCTTACTTACCTGCCTTTCTGCCGAGTTCGTATGCTTGCTTGAGCATCTCTTCGATTCCCCATACGGGTACTTCGATAAAGTCCTCGCTGTCGATGTAGTGTCTTTTGAGGTCGCCGCGTTCTTCGATTTCCACGCTGTTTTCCATCGCTATCTTTAAGAGTTCATCTGCGATTTTCTTGCTGATTTTCTTTTCCATTTTCTGCTCCTTTCGGGGGTGTTCCCCTTTCGTTTATCGTACCTATACAATACCGTAAACAACCGAAAGAGCCCAGCGAAATAGCGCAGAAACACACAACTTTTTTCGGAAAAATCGAACTTTTTTTTGAACTAAAAAACCGCCCTTTCGGACGGTCTTTTCGACTGCTTTTTAGTTGATTTTTATAATAAAGGCAGGCACTTGGTCACGAACTTCCTTTTGGGTTTCCCAATCGTAGTGGGTGTATGCTGTAGGGACAAGTTTCATTCCCTCGACCGCACAGCCCCTTTTCGTCAGTTCCCATACTACCACCGCCAAGCTGCTGAATGTCGAGCTGATTGTTATCCGCTCTATGCCCTCGGCTCGGCAAGTATCCACTATGTAGTCGATGTCGTTGTCCCATACTACTTCATCGAAGTTTAACTCTTCCGATCCCGCTTTCAGGCTGTTACGGTATGCCCAGAACATCGTTCCGTTTATGCCCGCATCTTTAAGGTTAGGTATTTGGTTTGCGATTGCATCCTCGAAGACTTTTATCGTTTTCATATTTCGCCCTCCCTTATGCTACCGTCAGGTATCCTTTCTTGTCTACCGTGTAGCCGAGCTTGATGCCTTGGCGTTCTGCGTAGTAGATGAGGTTGTCGATTGCCGTGCGGTAGTCTTTTACCGCTGCGGTGTACTTCACTTTCTTGTAGTGATTGTGGTCCCTTACGAGTATTGCGAGCTTGCTTTCGCAGTAGGTTTTGGTTTCGTTGTTTACCTTTTTCATAGTGGTTACTTCCTTTCGTTTTTGTACCTATACAATACCGTAAACTACCGAAAGAGCCCAGCGAAATTGCGTAGAAACACACAACTTTTTTCAAGAAAATCGAACTTTTTTTGGGGTTATTCTATCACAAAATCTTCGAGCTTTTCGTACCGTTTTAGTACGATTAGTTTGTGCTTTTCTATGTCCGCATCCGCACTTTCTTTGGTTCGGTATGCTCCATAATAAGACACTCCGTTTACTGTTTTGCGGTAGGCTATCATTATGGGATACCCTTGCTTTTCGAATTTCTTGTATTGCTTTTCATCGTCCATCAGTTCAAGCAGTCCACCGATAAGCATTTCGGCGTCAGGCTCAAGATTCTTGTACTGCTCTTCCAAGGGGTATTTTGCATAATATTTTTTTACTATCTCTTCGAGCTGCGGTTCGTACTTTTCTCTCCCCACTCTGCCCTCGTAGAATTCGATGTCGGCAGGTGCGCCATCACCGCTGTCATTATACCACGCAATCTTTGTGTTCCCTATGTATAGATTGCCTTGGTTTCCCTCCCAGTCCCTACCTTGGAAACTGCGTCTGCCTTTGAGTTTTAACCCAAATATACTTGCCATTGCTTTTGCTCCTTTGGGCGGCTCGCCCTTGCTTTATTTTGTATCTACACAATACCGTAAATGCTTGAACGAGCCCAGTGTTTTTCTGCGTTTAATCGAAGATTTCCACACCGTTTCGGATGTGTTTAATTTCGACCTCCGGGCAGAGTTCACGGTATCTTCGGACGATAACATCGCAGTATTTCGGTTCGAGTTCTATGGCACAGCATTTACGGTTGAGTTGCTCGGCTGCAATAAGCGTTGAACCGCTTCCGCCAAAGGGTTCATAGACCGTGTCCCCCTCATGACTGCTGTTATATATGAGTTTTGCACACAGCGTGATGGGTTTCATTGTCGGATGGTCAGGGGACTTGTTCGGCTTATTGTCCTCTATAACCGTGTTAGGCAGTCCGAGGATTTTCTCAACGAGTTCCACAAGCTCGACTTTGCTCATCTTGCGGAGGTTCTCGGTTATGCCTTCCATTATGGTTGAGAGTGTGCGGTCATCGATGAAATAATGTCCTGCCCCTTCTTTCCAACCGTAGAGTATCGGTTCGTGTTTCCATTGATAATCTTGGCGTCCGAGTGTGAAGTGGTTCTTCAGCCATATCAGCGTCTGCGAATACTTGATGCCCGCATCGGTCATTGCCTTGGTGAAGTTTACCGTTTCCTTTGTGCTGTGGAAGACATAGACGGGCGCACCCTTTTTCAGTCCTTTCTCGGCTGCCTTATAAAAAGCCAACAAGAACTGATAGAACTCATCGTCCGACAGGTTATCATTGGCTATGGTACTACTTGTTCTCGACTGCGACTGATGCTTGCCTCTTACCGCCGAACCGTAGTCTACGTTGTACGGAGGATCGGTAACCATCACATCAGCCTCTTTGCCGTCCAAAACTCGGCTCACGTCCTCGTTATGGGTGCAGTCGCCGCACAATAGGCGGTGCTGTCCAAGTAGCCACAAATCGCCCGTTTTCGTCTTCGGCTCGGTTACTTCATCAAGTGCTGATTCGGCATCGAAATCGTCTTCGTGGACATTCTCCATACTACCGCTCCCAAATAGTTCCTGCGCTTCCGCAAGGTCAAAACCTGTGAGCGTGATGTCGTATCCGCTTCCGTCCAAGTCTTTCAACAAGCTTGCCAAGAGGTCGTTGTCCCACTCGCCGCTGATTTTATTCAGAGCGATGTTCAATGCTTTTTCCTTGGCTTCGTCCAGGTCGACCACCACGCAGTCAACCTCGGTGTATCCTAGGTCTTTCATCACTTTTAAGCGTTGGTGTCCGCCGACAACCACACCCGTGCGCTTGTTCCAAATCACGGGTTCGACATAGCCGAACTCGACTATGCTGCGTTTCAGTTTCTCGTATTCCGCATCCCCAGGTTGCAAGTCCTTACGGGGGTTATAATCGGCAGCCTTAAGGTCTGCCACAGCTCTTTTTTCAATCTGCATATTTTTCTCCTTCTTGGTCTATGTTTATAGGACGATTATCCCTCTATCGTTGTACACGCTGTCGGTCGTTCCTTGATTTCGGATCGCTCGGTCTAGTGCCATTACGAGTGCCACCGCACCGTCTATTCGTTCGGTGGATTTTTCCTTGTCCATCTTAACGTTTCCCGCCGGGTCGGTTCTTACGAAGACATTGTCCATCATCCATCGAAGCGGCACATTTCCGCCGTGAGCTATTTTCTGCTCCAACACGAGTTTCATCAGTTCCTTTGTAGGCGGACTCATATCCTTAAATCCTTGACCGAAAGGCACGACCGTGAAACCCATTCCCTCTAGATTTTGGGTCATCTGCACCGCACCCCAACGGTCGAACGCTATTTCCTTGATATGGTATTTCGTTCCTAGGTCTTCGATAAAGTTTTCAATGTACCCGTAATGAATTACATTGCCCTCGGTGGTTATCACTTGTCCTTTGGCTTTCCACACATCGTATGGAACGTGGTCGCGTCGTACTCGCAGTTCGACCGTATCTTCTGGTATCCAAAAGAACGGCAGAACAATGTATTTGTCCTCTTCGTTCAGCGGTGGAAACGCAAGCACGAATGCCGTGATGTCGGTGCTTGATGAGAGGTCAAGTCCACCGTAGCACTCTCGTCCTTTGAGCTTCTCCGCATCCACTTCGAAGTCGCACTTGTCCCATGCGTCCATTGGCATCCAACGAACACTCTGCTTTACCCATTGGTTCAAGCGGAGCTGTCGGAACAAGTTTTCCTCCGCCGGGTTCTCTTTCGCCGATTCGTAAGCTGTCCGTATCTTATCAATGTCCACCGTAATACCTAGCGAGGGATTTGCCTTTGCCCACACTCTTTCGTCCGACCAATCGTCATCGTCTTCAGCTCCGTAAATTACGGGGTAGAACGTGCGGTCGTGCTTTCGCCCTTCGAGAATGTCCTTTGCTTTTTGGTGGACTTCCCAACAAATTGAGTTACGGTCCGTTCCTGCTGTCGTTATAAGGAAGAACAGCGGTTGCTTTCGTGCATCGCCCGAACCGTGGGTCATTACATCGTATAATGCTCGGTTCGGCTGTGCGTGTAATTCATCGAACACAACCCCGTGGACATTCAGTCCGTGCTTGGTGTACGACTCCGCCGACAGCACCTGATAGAATGAGTTCAGCGGCAGATATACGAGCCTCTTTTGGCTCATAATAGGCTTGATTCTCTTCTTCAAGGCGGGGCATTGCTCCACCATATTGCAAGCCACATCGAACACAATGCTTGCCTGTTGGCGGTCGGCGGCGCATCCGTACACTTCTGCTCCCCATTCGCCGTCACCCGCTAAAAGATAAAGAGCGACCGCTGCGGCGATTTCGCTCTTTCCTTGCTTTTTCGGTATTTCGACATAGGCTGTATTGTATTGCCTATATCCGTTGTCTTTTACCGTTCCAAAAATGTCGCGTATGATTTTATCTTGCCACGGCAATAGTTCGAACGGTACTCCGTGCCAAGTGCCTTTCGTATGCTTTAAGGAGTTTATAAAGGCAACGGCACGGTCAGCTTTCTGCTTGTCAAATGCCATTCTACTCCCCTTTGTGAACGATAAAAGGAGAGCCGAAGCTCTCCCTTTTGAACACGCTATTTTGTTTGTTTTATCTTGCCCTCATTCGTTTCTCCGTATCATCGAGAGCCGCTTGCAAGAACTTTATGTCGAGTCCGACATCGTTGTATCCTTCTTCGATTGTGCGATAGTATCCGTCAGGCGGTAGTTGCGGCTCCCCGCCGTTCATAATGTAGACCATCGCATCTACTGTTCGGTTCGGCAAGTTCACCGTCACCATTTCTTTCCGATAATAACTCGGATACCCCTCATATATGTCGAGCTTTCGCTCGTCCGAGGGAGTTATCTCCCATACTCCAACGGGAATTTCTGCTCCGATTTGCGGCTCTATGGTTGCCACTCTTCGGAATGTCAGTTGGTAGTCTTTCAGCACTCCGCATCCCACCACCTTTGCACTAGGACAGCGTTTTGCCATTTGAGCAAGGTTGAGGTTGCTGCCGTATGCTACATATAATTTTGTTTTTTCCATTTTATCCTCCATTTGAGGGGGCGGTTAAGCCGCCGCCCTCGGTCTTCCGTTTTTGAACGCTATATCGCCGCTTAAGTTTTCGAGTAGGAACTTTCTCGCCGTGTCGAACTCTTCTCCGATCATTCCCATTCGGAGCAGCCATGTGCGGAAGGTGTATTTTTCGTTTGCGCTTGCGGTTTTCTTTGCGCTTGCACCCTTTTGTGTTAAGGCTTGATGGCTGATTGCCAGGCACAGTTGGATGTAGGTTTTAATCCGTCCTGCATGCGTCGTTCCATTAAAGCATCTAAACTCGATGCCCTTACCTTGCCATAAGCTATGCAGGTTGAGTGCATGGTATCTGCTACTATCGTAGTGGGTGTTTCTATGGCTGTTTCCGCCGTACCACATTCTCTCGATGCGAGAGGTTGTCGTGGGTTTGAAGCGGTTCATTTCCTCTACGAAGCTCTGCTCGGTTTTCTTGCACCATCTTACCGCTCGGCTTGCGCTAACCCCTACCGCTTTGAAGAGTAGGTCTTCTTTGCTTGCCATAATATTGACTAGGTTGCGGAGGGTCTTTGCTGTGTGTTGCTCCGCTCCGACATGCACATGGATTCCGCAGCTTGAGTTTGCTTTCGCACCTTTATGTCGCAGTTGTCTTACGACTTCCTGTATGTCAGGGATGTCTTCCCATTTGCATATGGGTGTTACTATCTCGCAGCTGTACTCTCTGCCGTTGCCTTCCGTGTCGATGCTCCCATCGCTCATCGCTTTCCATTTGCGACCCTGGCGGTCGGTTGCTTCGTAGGTGTCGTATCCGCTCCCTGCATAATACGATGTCGTTCCGAAGTAGTCGGCGATGACCTTTGCTGCATCTCTTCTCGTGATGCCTGTGAGTTCGATTTCGACTCCGAATGTTTGTGTTTTCATAGCGTGTTCTCCTTTGCTCTGGGGGTGTTTCCCACCCCCGTTTTGCAAGGACACAATACCGTAAAAGAACACAAGAGCCCAGCGAAATGCGGTCGAAATCCGAAAGAATTTGAAAGAATTTTTAGGAATTTTTCGGGGCGTCCAAACCTATGCCGGGGAAGTTAAAATCGCCGTTATTTATGGCTTTTTTATCCGCATCGGCGGCGGCTTTGTAGTCAGCTCTCTCGGTTTCCTTCCGCTTGCATTCCATGCAAATGCAATCGGTGTTGAACATAGACATTGTGCGTCCGTCCGTCAGCGGCTTTCCGCATCGGTCGCAATTCTTTTGACTGAAAAACTTATCCATCGCTTTCTCCTATACCACCTTGAGTTGTTCCAATTTTTTAGGATTAAGGACGACCTCCGATTCGTTGCGTCCCATAAATAGTGCCAATATATTTCCCTTATGGATATGTGCTTGGTACACAGTCCCTTGTTCGCCAAACCTATGGGCAAACCACTCTGCTTTATTCTTGTCTAATGTCCAGGACAAGGCTTTCACGTTTCGTGCATTATATGGAGTTACCCCTCTGTAAACCGTTACCGTTTCTCCGAGTTCGGATAGTCGTTTTCGTTCACCTTCGGTCATAAGGTATGCCTTATCCGATTGCCTGAACATATCCACTAGCTCTGCCTTGGTTACGTTGATATCCATATTCGGGTTCTCGGCTCGCACCCATGCGTCCGCTAGCATTTGCGCTAGGTCTTCAGCGGACAATGCATACTTAACGAATTTAAGGAATGTCAGCGCATAGCCCTTGTTCAGTAGAATAAATATTTCGTATGCGGTCTTTGCTTTGCTTATAAGACTGCTTACATAATCTTGCCACTTCTTCAAGTTCTCTGCATTGGCAGTTATGTCTACCATTTCGTTTGTGCTAGGGAGAAAGGCTATTCCCGATGAAGCGAACGGATGTTGCACTATGATTGGCGACAAATCCGTTTTGTGGACTTCCGTCAATAATAGGCATTGAGCCGTTATTTTCACTTCTTCCAGGTTGGTTTGGGCTGCCATATCCTACCTCCATTTTTCTACCAACTATACCGTAAATCAGCGAAAGAGCCCAGTGATTTTGCCCTAGAAAAATGAAAGAACCGACAGAATTTTGTCGGTTCTTTTTATCTTTTGCGTTGCATTTTGTCGGTCTTAATTTACCGATTATTGAAAGCATAGTTATCATTGCGAAAAAACTCGATAAAACCGTAGACTTCGTTCTCGGCATATCCAAGCTCTAATCATTACGAATTTCCCGACAGCACATTGGCTGTCGGGTTTTTCGTCTTTACTTATTGATTGCTGCTTGCAGAGCTTCCGCTTTATCGGTTATCTCCCAAGCGAAGAAGTCCTTTCCGAAATGTCCGCCAACCGCCGTTTGTGCAAATACGGGACGGCGAAGATCGAGTTTCTCAATTGTTCCGCCAACCGATAAATCGAACACCTTTTTCACCGCATCCGCTATGAGCTTCTCGTTCACGCTACCCGTATAAAAGGTATTGATGTCCACCGCTGTCGGCTTGGGTACGCCTATCGCATAAGACAATGCCACCTCGCATTGCTCGGCGAGTTTCGCCGCCACGATATTCTTTGCAATGTATCTCGCAAGGTATGCACCGCTTCGGTCAACCTTGGATGCATCCTTACCACTCATCGCTCCCCCACCGTGATGAGCAATTCCGCCGTAGGTGTCCACCATAAGTTTACGCCCGGTCAGTCCCGTATCCGCCTCGAACCCACCTAGCACAAATCTGCCCGACGGGTTTATCAGTATCTCGGTTTCCGAAAGGTCGTATTCGGCAAGCACTTTGCCTATCACCTTTGTCCTTATTTCCTCGGTCAATTCCACGAGGTCTTTCTCTTCGGTGTGCTGCGCCGAAACGATGACCGATGTGATTTTATCAAATCGATCACCCCTGTACTGCACCGACACTTGGCTTTTCCCATCGGGACGAAGTCCGCTGATGATTCCGTCCTTTCGGCATTCTTCCAGGCGGTCAGTCAGTCGATGTGCAAGTTCGATTGGTAACGGCATATAGTTGAGTGTTTCGTCCGATGCATAGCCGTACACTATCCCTTGGTCGCCTGCACCTTGCTCCGCTCTGCTTACCGCTTGGCTGATGTCAGCACTCTGTTCGTGGATACGCACTTCGACTTCGATGTTCGTTGTGTCGTACCCTACCTGTGCGATTACCGACCGTGCGATATACTCGTAGTCGACTTCCGCCTTGGTCGTTATCTCTCCGCTTATAAAGCACTTATTGTGTGCGAGCATAACCTCGCAAGCCACACGGCTGTTTTCGTCCTGTTCCAAGCATTCGTCCAGGATGCTATCCGCAATGAGGTCAGCTAACTTATCGGGGTGTCCGCTTGTTACCGACTCCGCCGTGTAGATTCTGTTCGTCATATTTTTGTCCTCCGTCATATTCCATTTGAATGTTCTGCCTATCGGCACTTTCGCTTGCGATTCCATTTGGAATCGTTTGTCAAAATCTCGGACCGTATGTCCATCGCCCTTAAACGTTACGGGACTGTCCGCATCCCATTTCAAAAGCAATGCCCATAAGTCTGGGTAGTTCTTTCGCAGTTTGCGGAGTTGATTGATTCCTTGGTTATGGCAGAACCAACAACCGCCTCGCAATGCTGTCGTATAAATCGGCGATAGCAAATCGTTTGCCTTGCACCATTCTCGGCACATACTCTCTGTCCAATCGTATTCCACAAGTGGGCTGCGTTTCGTTTCAGAGAGCGTATGAAACCTTGAGGGTTCATCGGCTGCAATGCCAATGTACGTGATTGCATCCTTTTGGATTTTATCAAGCACATCGACTTTCAACCGAGAGTTACACCAATTCCCTTTTTGCAAAGGGAAGCCGTAAATCTTGCCCGCATTCTTGCTTTTCGTTCCTTTGCACTGGTAGTAGAAGTAGTCTTCATACGACTTCGGTGCGGTTATATGCTCCACCTTGATACCGTACTTTTTAAAGATGATTTTGTCTGCTTTCGCCTTGAACTCCATCATCGGCGGGAGGTCGGCAGGTATCGTTGCCGTTGCCATAATTTCCACCGTTACTATTCGGTCTAGCGGTAGGTTGTTTTGATGGATGACTTCAAGCATCGCAAGGCTGTCTTTGCCGTAGCTTATACTTGCAATGTATTGCATTGGTCATCTCCAAAAAATAAAGCCTTGAAGATTGCCTCCAAGACTTGAACCACTATTCCGTTTCCCGCCTGGCGGTACTGCTGCGTACCGCTAATTTTCGCCGCTTGTATTTTATCGATTTGCTCATCACTCCACCCCATAAGGCGCAGACACTCTCTCGGTGTCAGCTTTCGGATTCGGATATTTTCCGTAATGAACGCATTTCCATCACCGCAAGTCAGCGTGTGTGCGACACCCTTGCCGACCCGTCCTCGCTTGGTCTTACTGCCGGGGAACGTGATGTTCACAAAATCTCCGCTCTCCGCCTCTTCATAGCCTTGCTTGGTCGCCGACTTAACCTTTACAGGTTCTTCGAGCATTAACACCGCTGAACTCCCACTAGGGCAAGAGCATTGTCCCGTGAGAGTCGGAGCGATGTCGTCAACCTCTTGTTTGTTGTAGGGTACGAAGTTCTTGGGTATGTACCCATTCTCTGATATGAATTCACCATATCTCCGAGCGACATATTGTTTCGAACCCTTTTTATGTTCCATTACGAGGTTGTCTTTTTGTACCGAGGTCAGCGTATTGCATAAGCCTTTTTCGTTGACCTCTAGGCGCTGTTCGGTCGGTGCGCCAACCGTGCGGTCGGACGGATTGTCAGGGTTGCGTCCACGCATCGCCGCGATTACGGGGTTGTCGGACTTGTCTTCCACGATCGGAAGTATCGCCGTTTTGAACCCTTCGGGGCGTGTGGTTATTGTCGGACACACTCCGCTGCGGTTGACCTTCTTATTGAATGCGTCCACGGTATCTCCGACACCACATTCGTTTTCCATTACCGTTTCAACGGCTTGGGTGAAGAACCGCTCATTGTCCGTTTTCTTTGTGTCAATGATTACGGGTGTTTGTCCGCCACCCTTGCCCATCGCTTCTGTGAGTGCCGGGGAGATGCCGTCCGTCCTCGGTGTTTGATGCGCTTGCAGTCCGCCGAGGACAAAGTTCTCCGCAATTTTCAGTTCGGTGTTTCCGCCCTGCTGACAATGCACGGTCGGAGCGATTCCGCTCGGCTCATAAACTCTGCGACTGATGTCATGCATCTTGTCCCATTTTTCGCCGACCACTTCTCCGACTTGTACGCATTGCGGTCCCTTGTAGTCCCTTTGCATTAGCGTGTTGGCTATCTCATCGCCGCTCTTTATGCTGTCGCGTCGAGAGTTGAACGATGAGTTGATGATGCTCCGTATCGTGCTTTCTTTGAGATAGTATTTTTCGTCTACGACTTCGTCAATCATATCACGGAGCCGCAGTTTCAATTCTTGCTTTTCGGGGAACTTGAAAGGCTTATGTTCTCCGCGTATTGATACGCAGAAAACCCTTTCTCGGTTTTGGGGAATACCATAGTCCTTTGCATTGAGTATCTGCCAATAATTCTTGTATCCGAGTGACTCCAAAAATCCGAGCCACCGCTCGAAGTCTGCGATGAACCTTTTACTTACCAGGTTCTTCACGTTTTCAAGCAGTAGGTATTTCGGGAGTGTACCCTCTTCGTTTGCCACGTTCAACAGTCTTTCGACTTCGAACAGCAAACCGCTGCGTGTTCCTTCCTTTATGCCCGCACCTTTTCCTGCGACCGATATGTCTTGGCACGGAAACGAGTATGTCCAAAGGTCTGCGCTCGGCAACGACTTGATTGCTCGGATGTCCCCAAAGTTATTGACCTTGCCGTGCATCGCCTCGTAGCTTTGAATTGCGTACTTGTCGATTTCGGAGATGCCGACTATCGTGTGCGGCACACCTATGTTCGTCAAGGCTTGCGTTTGGCTGCCGATGCCTGCGAACAATTCGATTAGTCGCAACGGATTTTGCTCCGTGTATTCCATTAGCTTCCCCCTCCCAATAATTTTTCCATTATGTCATCGTTAGGATTTTTATCGTCCCACTTTGACAGCTTGCTTTCCCGTACAACGAGATAAATTTTCGCCCATACTTCGTTGGTTTGTTTTAGGTACTGCTGTGCCATAGCCACGAACGGCGAGGGCATCGCCTTTCCGTTCGTAGGGTCTTTGACTAGCAGACCGTGCTTGGTATTCATATCCTCGCACTCCAACCACCGAGCTTTGCAGAATGCGTACTCTTCCAGGTTGTATGGGAGTATGCCCGTGGTACAGCCTATTCCTTTCAGCCACGCATACACAGTTTTATAGATTTCCTTTGCCTTGGCTGATAAATAGGTCGGCGGCTCGCTCGGCAGTTCAACGCCCGTTGCTCCGAAGTCAACGATTTCGATTGGGCGTCTGCCGGGGTTGCCTTCTAGCATCTTTTGGGTGGCGGCTTTCTTCGGTCTGCCTGCCCCCGGACGTCTTCCTCCGCTTGCCATATTCCCTCCGTTTTGATTTCCTTGTAAAATTGATTTATTTTGATTTCAGCGCAAAATCAAAAGGGCGGGTCGCCCCGTCCTTTTAACTTCGTTAAACTTTTGATTTAATTGATTTCCGCCTTTGATTTTTGATTTTGCGAAAACGTGCGTTTGACTGCGGCCCCGCTGTTAGGGAGAGAACCTCTGGAGATTTGACTCCCCCTGCCCTCACGGGTTGCGGTACTCATGCGGTCGAGTTCCCCATCGGCTTCCCTCGGCTGCGGACTTGCGACTGTGGCAACTCCAACACAGGCTTTGAAGATTACTAGGGGCGAACCTCTCTCCGCCGTCTTTGATAGGAACGATATGATCCACCATTGTGGCTTTCGTTCTTTTCCCCTCTTTTAAACACTCCGCACAGAACGGATGCTCTTTTAGGTGCTGTCTTTTCACATACAACCATTCGGGGGTCTTATAAAAACTCTTTGTGAATTTATCCCTGCCGTATAGGTTGTACTGCTTATCCGTCAGCTTCTTATGCTCTTCACAGTATTGCCCGTCCACTAGCTTGGGACAGCCGGGGTAACTGCACGGGCGTTTAGGTTTTCTCGGCATTTTTTATTCGTCCTCCTGCTTACGTTCTTATTATACACCCGTTCACCGACCTTTTCGTTCACTTTCGTTCACGGGTCGTTCACTAATCGTCAACTCTTTTTCAGGCTCGACTTGCAAAGAGTATTTCGAGTATTTCCAAGGCACGGTTTCTCTTCTTATGAACAGCCGACTTGCAATAGCCGAACTGTCTTCCTACCGTACTCATCGACTGCCCTTGCTTATAAAGGAGTGTGATTATCGCTTTCGCTTCATCATCGAGTTGGTCGATGCACCTATCGAGGAATTCCATATCGGCTTTTATCGCAAGGACTTCCTCGCTGTCGCCGACTGCTATTCTCGCTTTGTTGATTTTATAATTTTCAAGCATTTCCTTTATTTCGGGCATATCGCTTTTTACCTCTTCTCCAAATTCTTCGGCAAGTTCCTTTTCCCTTTGCCACTCTTTCAATCGCAAATCCCACACCCAATCGGTTGTTTCGGGCGGATCTAGTTTCGAGTTTAACCACTCACGGATTTGTCCGTCTTCTTCCAGGTCGGCTGTCCAATCTTCCGCCGGGCATATCCCTCGGATTTCCCACAACTGCATACACCCAAAGGCTTTTCCCTTATAGACGAACAGCATCAGCATTCGGTCGGTCGTTTCGTCCAGGTACTTCGTGCGGAAATAGTAACCGCTAAAGCGTGACAACCGACCGCTGATATAATATTCAGTTTCGCGTTTTATGTCTTTCTTCGGCAGTAGGCGGTTGAACTCGCTTTCGTAGTCGAACTCCGCCTCCGCCGTTATCACGACTTTGTTGATTACCGTTTCCGTCTTCATCTTACTCCTTCTCGAATGCTTGAATAACTTGTCTGACCTCTTCTACCGTTCGCACCACCACGGCATATCCGCCTGCGGCAATTATTTGCTTAATCGTTACCGCTTGGAGAACGGTCGGTTTATTTTTTCCGACTTTACACTCCAAGCCGATAAATCTGCCCTTATAACAGACTATCAAATCGGGTATTCCCGCTGTCCCGTACATACCGCCGTGTTCCTTCCAAAAGAACAAGCCTTGCACGGTTTTTAAGTAGTCGCTTATCCGTTTTACTAGTTCGCTTTCTTTCATATCGCCCCTTTTACTACCTATCCGTCATACCTGTCATTCCGTCATAAATGACGAATTAAAAAAATGACGAAAAACCCTTCTTGTGGATATCAGCCTATTTTTCTGCGTGTGGTTATGACGCTATGACGGATGTGACAGTTCTCTTTTATAAGTTTTTCGGTCATCAGTCATCGTCCTGCGAATCATAAATCGTCCGCTGATAGCCATACGGCTCTTTCGGCAAACGGCGTGAGAATGTGTGTCTGCGTTCCTTTGAAGTCCGCGTTACCTTATGCTCAATATCATCGCAATAAAGGCGGTACTCGAATTTCTCTATCGCCTTGCCCAATGCGGTATTGGTGTCCGCAATCTGCTTGCCCGTTACATCGTAGATTTGTTTCTTCAAGTCATCGACCGTTCCGCACCAACCTCCGAGCGGATTCCGCTTTACGATTTCCTTGATGGTTTGAACCAATGGACTGCTCTCGTACTCTTCACGCTCTTTGCGGTATGCGACTTCTTCGGCTGTGCCTTCTACTATCCACGAATAGTCCACCTTGCTGAACGCTATTACCAAGTCGCTCTGGGCGATATCTCGTCCCGTCATCGACAGCTCGGCATTATCGTCTTTTCTCTTTTTCTTCGAGATGATGAATATCGTGTCCGCCGCCCCCATGAGTGCCGTGCTGCCCGATATCATATTGAAGACATCGGTTTCATCGAGCATCTTTCGGAGGTGATGCACGAAGAGCATACAGACTTTGTGCTTGTCCGCATACTCTTTGAGCTTTGCCATCTCTCGGTAGTCGCCGCTGTACATCGATTCGTTGCGGATCGCTTTCCCACGCACCTTTTGCAAGGTGTCGATGATAATGAGTTTTATGCCGGGGAAGGTTCGCAGTTCCTCTTCTATCTTTTCGAGCAGTCCGCCGTCCACGGTGTCCGCTTGCGTTACGAACCGAAGATTTGGCGGTGCTTTCTTGCCTTTGAGTATTTTGTTGAGTCGGTCTTTCAACCTTGCCTTGCTGTCTTCGAGTGCGTAATACAGCACACCGCATTGGTTGGTTTTAAAGTCCAAGAATTCCTTGCCCTCGGCTACTGCCAAGCCGAGCTGCATCATCATCCAAGACTTTCCAATCTTCGACGGCGCACACAGCATTGCGAGTCCCGTCGGCAGCACATCCCGTACTATCCATGTCGGCGGTTCGATGTTCTCGCCTTGCAATTCCAAGGCATCGAAACTGTCTTTCGCCGTGGCATATTGCTTTCGCAATTTGAGCTTTGCCGCCTTGACCAACTCTTCGAGCTTCTTATGGTTCGACATCAAGAGTTCGTTCGGGTCTTTGCACTCGTCCGCTATGTTGTACTCAATGACCTGCACTCCGAGATTGACGAGTTCGGCATACATCGCCGAGCTTGCTTTCTTTCCAGGCTCATCGTTGTCAAAGCAGAGAATAAATCCGCCGAGTGGCTTTTTCTTCTTTACTTCTTCTACTACTTTCTTCCATCCGCCTGTACCGCACGTTGCGATTGCGTTCCCACCGCTCTGGTACACCGACATGGCGCATATCGGACTTTCAACTACGAATATCGGTTCTTTGGTGCGAAGTTTCAAACCGTTAATGTTGAACACAGGTTCTGCCCCTGCATCCTCGGTCTTCGGCTTGAAAAATGCTTTCTCTCCGATACTCCGTGTTTGGTAGTATGTCAGCTTGCTCGAATACGGAATGACCGCTGAATTATGGTAGGCATCGTATCCCAAGCAAAACTTTCGGATCGTTGCCTTGCTCAAACCACGCTTTTCGAAATAGTCCGTCTTACCGATGTCCGCCTGGCAACGCTTTAAGTATTCAGTTATTGTCGCCGCCTTGCCCTTTTTCTCTTCGACTTCGATGTGGTATTTTTCTGCAAGTTCTCTCGCCGCCTCGATGGGTTCAATGCCTTTGAGCTTTGCCACGAAAGTTATGGCGTCGCCCGACTCTCCGCATCCGAAGCACTTGAAAATATTGTCTTCACGCTTGACCGAGAACGAAGGTGTCTTCTCTTTGTGAAAAGGACATAACCCTTGCCCTTGGTAGTTAAGCTGCACACCGTAGTCTTCGACCACCTCGGCTATCTTGACGTTTCTTTTTACTGTTTCGAAAATGTCGTTTGTCATTCGTCCAAATCTCCGCTGATGTACTTGGTCGGTTTCCCAAGTTTTCGTGCCAACTCGATCTCGGCTTTCATCCCCTCGCTGATGCGTGGTCCGAATACCCACAGCTCATCGCAGAGTTCCAATAGTTGCAAGCCCATATCCATGCCCGCCCTTCTCTCACTCTTTTTCTCATCGTCCAAAAATTGAGGGAAGATGATGTGCGGTGCCAGGGGCAGACAGCCTTTCTCGTATGCGTATCTCTGGTATAGGTTCGCCTTGATTTTGTTGCGTTCATAGTTAAACCGTAAGGGTGAGCAGATATAAACGATTTTCCTTTTTAGCATAGTCCACCTCTTTTCGGTAACTTGGGCGGCGGTCATCCCACCGCCCTTGCACCGTACTTCGTTTTACTCTTCGTCCAACTGCGTTACCTTGTTCGCCATTGCTTTGACCTGTTCGCTCATCGGAACAATGTTTGCAAGCTCTGCATCCGTCAGGACTCTGTCCACGGCGAACACCGCCTGCGAGTAGTTGATGCCACCGCTGTTCTGCGCTTTCTTCAGCGTGAACTTCGTTACCACGCCGTTGGTCTTTCTGCCCTTGGACAGCAAGCGCATTACATACTTCGAGAATTCGCCGAGACTGCCTGTAGGCAACGACAGAATGGTCGGAAGTGCTTCGCCCTCACGGAGCAGATAGATTCTGCGTTTCTGCTTGCAAGCTTTTGCCCCGTTTTTTCCGCTGCCGAACTTATTGAACTCGCACTCGGCGCAGTTTTTGCATTCGCCCGTTTCCGCATCGATGCCGACCTTGCCGTCCATACTTCCGCAGTCGGGGGGATTGTTGCCGCCCGTGTACTCTTCCTTGTAGTAGCAGTTAATCGGGTGATGGTAGAGAATTACCGCCTTGAACTCTTTGACCGAATCGGGACTGTCGGGGTCATCGCCGGGGACTTCGTATGCAAGTCCGCCGCCCGCCGGGATTTTGATTCTCTCAAAGGTGGGCGTAAGTCCGTCCAACTCTTCCGCCAACAGTTCGCCGAAATTCACGCCCGAACCGTACTCTGCTACCGCACTCTCTTCTCTCTTTACCACTTCGTTTGCCATAATGTTTTATTCCTCCAAAATTAATTATTTTTCTTGCTTTTTGCTACGCGGATTGTGTTCTTCTCCGCTACCTTGATGAGTCCTTCCAACCACGTCGGCAGAACACCATCGTTTTCCGAAATGAGTTCCTTTACCGTTGCCGACAAGGTTTGGCTATTTATCGTGAAGAGGTCTTCGAAGCCGTTGGCTTTCATCGCCTCCCACAGTTCGCCTTTTCTTTCGGGTTCGGGTGCAGGATACTCCGTTGTTACGAGCGAGAACGTTGTACCGTTGCGGTTGAACGATGTCAATTCTTCGGTTGTCATGATTCCGATCATCTCCGCCGTGACACCGTCAATCTCTTCGTTGACGCCCTTGATTTGTGCGTCCAAGTCGCTCTTTTGCAATCGCAATTCTTTGAGCTTGTCGGACAAATCCAATAACCTGTTGTCCACTTTGTTCCTCCCATTTTTTAGTGCAGTCTTCAAGTCGATTCCCTTTTTCAGCCTACTTTCCACGGTACTCCGTGGCTGTCCGTAGAGTCGGCAAAGTTCCGTAAGAGTGAACTCTTTACCTTGAACCATATACCGCCTATTCCTACGTGTGTTGCGGTGCTGTCGGTGCGCCGCTATCCACTCGCAGTTTTCGGGGGTGTAGTTCCCATCATTGTCTTTCCGCTCTATCGTCAAGCCGTCTTTGTAGCCGTTGGTCATAGCCCAATAAAAGAACTGCTCGAAACTGTCTTTCCATTCATCGCAGACGGTGATGCTGCGTCCGCCGTAATACTTGAAGTCTTTCGTCTTCGGGTTAAAGCACCGCTGTTTCATATTCGCCCAAATGCGGTGCAGTCGCATCTCCCCGTTCGGCATCGCTTTCTGCATCTTTCGATAACATCCACAGCTCATCGTGTGTCCGTTGACGAGGTCCGTTCCCCGTACTATCGCCGTACCACCACACTCACACTTGCACACCCACATCATTGCCGAGTTCTTCCCGTGCGGCGGTGTCGGCTCGATCGCTGTCAACCTGCCGAATTGCTTGCCCGTTAAATCATTGAATTTACCCATTGAGTAGCGTCCTCCAATCGTCCACCATAATCTTGGCGATGTCGCCTTTATGCTTGAGCGCATTCAGCACCTTTTCGTCCACCGTTCCTTTGCACACCAGGTGTATGTAAAGGCATTTTTGCTTTTGTCCTATTCGATGTATTCTTGCTCGGCTCTGCTCGTAGTTCGCATACGAGAAGTCCAAGGAATAAAACACCGCCACATTCGATGCCGTAAGCGTCAGCCCCATTCCCGTGGTCTGCAACTGTCCGATGAAGACCTTGATTTCGGGGTCGTTTTGGAACTTGGCAACTTGCTCCGCTCGATCGGTAATTGCGCCATATATGACGCTGTATCCGATTTTCTTTTTCTTCAGCATCTTTTCGATTGCCTCGATTTCGGGGACGAACCTAGCGAAGACAACGACCTTTTTCTCTTCGTCCAAACAGGTGTCTACGATGTCTTCCAGGGCTTCGAGCTTTGCTCCGCTGACTTGGGTTGCATCTGCATTTACATCGCCCCGAATAAATCCGCCCGTGCATTGCGATAACCGAAGAAGTTGCGTCAGCACGTTCCTTGCCGTTACTTCTCCGTTCGACAGCTCGGCATAGCAATCTTGCTCCAATGTTCGGTAGATTGATTGTGCTTTCGGTTCGAGTGTTATCGTCCTCGTTTCGTCTATGAACGGCGGCAAGTCCACCGCATCCTCTATCTTTATTCGATAGGCAATATCGTGAACTTTCGACACCAACTCGTCCATGTGTCGGTAGCCGACCACCATTCGGTTTTGGTATCCTCCCATCACCGCATATCGGTTTCGGAAGAGATAAAAACTGCCGCCGAATATGCTGTCATCCAAGAACTTGTACTGCGAGAAGATGTCGAGCGGACTGCCCGTTATCGGTGTCCCCGTCAGTATCATGTTGTACTTGCTCACCCTTCCCAAGCGATGCAATGCTTTCGACTGAGATGCACTCGGTGTCTTAATTTTCGAGGACTCATCGCACACGATTAGGTCGGGTTTCCACTTCGTGATTTCGCTTTCCAACCGCCAACACGATTCGTAGTTCACAACGATGATTTGGAGCGCAGACCCCTGCATATATGCGAGTTTCGCTTTCTTTTTCTCCATCGTCCCGTCAAGCACCGTTAAGGCATATTTGTAATCGGCGAACTTTCGGAACTCTTCTTCCCACACACCGACTATCGACTTCGGACAGACCACAAGCATTCGCTTTACGTTCTTCTCGGCTTCGAGTGTTCCCGTGATGGCTATCGTCATCATCGACTTGCCCGTACCCATGTCGGCGAGTAGTGCCACCGCTTTGCCGTTCTCGAAGACATCCAGGGCGAAGTTGTATGCATCCTGTTGGTGCTTGAAGAGCTTCACCTTTACTCTCGGCTTACGATGCTCACAAACCGCCACATTTGCGTTACGGTCGGCTTTGGCGATTTCTTTGAGTTCTTGGTCTAGGTCTGCTCCGAGAAGTCCGAGAGTGCTTGCATTTTGGGCGGTTAGCGGCACGACCCAACATTTGTCATCCGCATCGTAGAACCGTCCGTCTATTTCCTTGATGCTCTCTCGGTATAGGTAGCAGTCGTAGATTCGTATGGTTTCGTTAGAACGAACGGCACGCATTGACCACCCTCCAATCGATCACCTTTGCCATTGCGTCTGCACCGAACATTGCCATTAGTGCCTTGCTCTCTGTGAAGGTGAACATCTCGCCGTTGATGAGCATTTTCTTTAACCGCTCGACCGTCATTCCAAGTTCCTTGGCTATCAGCGAGAGCTTGACTCCGTTTGCCTTGACCATCAACACAAACCTTTTTGCTAATACTTTCATTTGTCCTTTCTCCTAGGCTCTTTAAATTTTTTTAAGATTGACTGCATCGTTTCAAAGTCTGCTCCCGTCAGCTTCGATGCAAGCTTTTCAAGCAAGTCGGATTCCGTATCGTTTAGGTACTTCCGACCGCCTCGGTATCCGTCCACCACATGCACTCCACCGCCATTGCCTTGGGTGGTATAAATCGGGTAAGAGAGCGAGAGTGCTTGGATATCACGCATTATCGTTGCTGTCGATACGCCGAATTCATATGCTAGATTATTTATGTTGTCATGCCGTCTTTCGACTAGCACGTCGAGCAGTTCCATTCTGCGTTCGCTTGCACTCACTCTCTCACCTCCTTTGCTTTTGATGGCTGCATTGTATCTGCCAAACCTTGCAACTTTTGCAAGGTTTGAAAAACTTTTTTAACTTTTTTTTGAAAACAAAAAAAGACCACCGACAAACGATAGACTCCCTCTTCGGGATTTCGTTCATCGGTGGCCTCTCAAATAATCTCTGGGTAAACCTTACCGCCTTATTGCATAGCATCCGTTGGATTTATAAGTGTCCCTATTTCAGACCGACCAACGTCCTATTGCAACGTATATTCAATTGTCTTTTCTTTAGTTCATTAGGACTTGCCCTTCGGGGGCATATATGTCCATTTGTACGTGTCTTCGGCTCATGACCTTTGATACTGTCATTGTCCGACACCGTGGGCAAACCCACTTCGCTCTCCCGTCCTTATCTCGCCACACAACGATTTTGTGATGGCAGTTCGGACACTCCGTTTCGACTGATTTACAGCCATAGTCTTGCATTTTACTTTAGCCTCCTCTTCCCAATGAATGCAGTCGGTTGTTTTTGTCGGACTTCGTTGCGTGGTTGGGACTTCCAACGCTAAAGTGGGACACGGCTACATCCTATATGATTACCTTCGGCAACGGGGCATTTGCCTTTTAAGGTTATCGTTTAAATTGTGCAGCCAACTGCTTGCCTGTAAAGACTGGGAGGGTTACTGGTCGCATAAATCGCTTGACCTGGGTTTCTGCTTTGCAATGTTCACAGATGAACCTACCCTCCGTTTCGTATAAGTATAGGTCTTTGTTTAACGTGCCGCATTTCGGACACTTCACATCATACTTTTCCAAGATTCATCACCTCTGTGTTTCGTCTAGCTATGTCTATCAGCCTTTCGTCTTTTGCTCCGTTCTCGCCTGCGACATATAAATCTTGCACATCGTCTATTTTGTAGTCGTAGGTCAATTTACCGTTTGTGCTTTCCTTATACCTGAACCGCAACTTACAGCCGAGGCATCGACTCCGCTTAAATCTCCGCCCAAAGTCCAGCTCCATCTTGGTGCCGCATCTTATGCAATACTGTGTTATTTTCATTATACCACCTCCATCTATATTTCCCGAATTTTTATGTCATAAATGTTGTCGAAATAAATTTTTTCATTGTCCAACAATAAATATTTGAACACGAGGTCTTTCGCTCTGACTCGCCCAACGGACACCACATCGTGATATGCACGGTAGTGTTCGATTGTCGCTTCCATTCCTAATTCCAACCGTCCTAGCATTACCGATAAATGCTCGATAGCATCTTCGGACAGATCTCGCTTTTCAACTCTATTGTGCCGTTCTTCTCTTATCGCCAAGGCTTCTTTCAAGCCTTTCATTGCATCGAACGGCATAAACTGTTTAGCTCTTTGTTCCCTTGTCATCGTAGCCTGCTCTATGCCCGCCTATAAAGGTATTCCGTTCCCTTTGCGTGGCTCCCTCCATATAGTTCATTCCTCGTAGTATGGCGTTCTTTCCGTACTTATCGGACAATTCCAACACCACCCGTTCTCGGCTCTTTTCTCTTTCGACTTCTTCAAAGTTCGTGAATAAATCGTAGCCTTCGCACCCCTCATCGCACACGTCCGCAAAGTCTATGCCGAGTCTGCGTATCGGTACTTGCTTGTCCGTGGTTTGCTCGAAGAGCTGCATCACATAAGGCTCTATCTTTGAGTACAGGCTTGTCGTTACCGTCATTCGGGTTGTCCCACCCGTACTCTCCCGTCCGCCGTAAGTGTAGCCGACAAAGATTCCAACCTTGTTTGTGATAACCTTTCGGCGCATCAGCTCATGGCAACCGTTCAGCACCATTTCCGACATTACGAGCTTCGCCTCTTCGTAGGAATAGTCCCTCGGCAGCACTTGCGAAAACGACACCGACTTGCTTTTGCTGTGGTAGTTCTTTATGTCTTTTATTAGGCAAGGTTCTCTTCCCCAGGCGTGGTCTATCAGTAGCTCGGCATTTACCCCGAACACTCTATAAAGCAATTCGGGCGGAGACTTTGCCAACCGCTCCATATCGTAGATTCCGTACTTTGCGAGCCGTCTTTCCGTGCCTTGCGCTATTTGCCAAAAATCCGTTATCGGTCGGTGATTCCATAGCGTCTTGATATAGGTGTCTTCGTCTAGGTAGCCGATATGGTCTTTGCTGTGCTTGGCTGTTATGTCCAACGCTATTTTGGCAAGGTATAAGTTTGTCCCTATCCCGGCGGTCGATGGTATATGCAACTTGGCGGCTATTTCATTCATCAACTTTTTTGCGAATGTTATGGCATCGATGTGGTATAGTCCTAGGTAATCGGTAACGTCAATAAAGGATTCATCTATCGAATAAACATGGATATCTTGGGGGTCAAAGTAGTTTAGGTATATGTCGTATATGTCGGCTGCGTAGTCGATGTATAACTGCATTCTCGGCAACGCCCGTATGAAGCTGATGCTCTTTGGTATCTCGGACATTCGGCATCGGTTCTTTATCCCTTGCGCTTTCATCTTCGGTGTAATGGCAAGGCACAAAGCGTTCTTCCCACGGGTTTCATCCACGACTGCAAGGTTGGTTTCAAACGGATTCAAGCCACGCTCCGCACACTCTACGCTCGCGTAGAATGTCTTCATGTCTATGCAGAAGTATGTTCTCTGCTTATCCGTCATTAGCCACCACCTTTAGATTAGGTCTTTTAACACCTTTATTGCCACCCCTTGCACCGATAATTGGTCAACATATATGTCTTCCATCGTGTCATTTTCGGGGTGTAAGTAGTACCGTCTTTTCCGTTCGTTGTATTCCAACCGCTTGAGCGTATTCTCGTTATCGACTAGTGCGACAACGATATCTCCGACATCCGCCGTTTCTTGCCGTCGGATTAGGACAAGGTCGCCGTCATCAATTCCCGCATCAATCATGGAGTTTCCGTTGGCTTTTAAGAGATAGAACTTGCCTTGTCCTATTAGCGATGCGGGGAGCTTGATGTATCCTTCAATGTACTCTTCCACTTGGGTCAACGGTCCGCAAGGCACAGCACCTAGGATTGCCACTTTTTGCATCTCGGTGTCGGTCATTGACAAGGAATTCGATTCGTACCCTCGCTCTCCCTTTTTTATCCGACCGTCCTGCTCTAGTCTAGCCATGTATTTTTGGGCGCATCCCGTGCTAATACTAAACTCGGCGGCTACTGCCCTTACTGACGGTCCGTAGCCGTATCTATCGCAATGCTCTTCAATGTACTGCTGAATGTTCGTCAGCAATTCTTGGTCAATGTTTCTCATTCGTACCTCGCTTTTCTATCGTGAACACTTGTTCGTGATAGAGTACCGCTATTATAACGCTCGAACATTTGTTTGTCAATAGGTAAGTGTCACACTTTTGCGACTTTGCGGAAAAATTTTTTGCTTTTTTTCCATTTCTTTCTTGGCGGAGACGGTCGGCTGTCGAACCGTGAGATTTTAGAGCGGTTTTTATCGCTTTTCTAGAGTAGGTTTGACACTCGCCAAGAGTTGGTTTTTGACGAAAACGAACACAATTCAAAGTTTTGGAGTTTTGCCGATAGTTGCGAAAACTGCCCCAAAAAGGTGAAAAGTTGCCGAAAAATGCCCAAATAGTTGGTTTTACAGTTATTTTCCCTTTCCCATGAGTTTTTGCAGATGCCCGTGAATAGTTTTTAGACGGATTCCGTGAGTTTTTGGAGTGGCTTGTAGATGGATTCGCAGACACCCCACACAGATTTTGGAGTTTTGCAGATGCTCCGTAAGTGGTAAAACCGCCCGAAAACTGCTGAAAGTTGCCCAAAACTCCCCAAAATAGTTGGATTTAGAGATAATCTGCCCCTTTCGAGAGTGTTTACAGTTTTTCGTGAGTAGGTTCTAGACGGATTCCGTGAGTTTTGTGAGTGGGTTTTGGATGATTTCGCAGATGCTTTGACTGTCTTTTTCGGAGTTTTTTGAGTTTTTGGCAGTCCGAGTATTGACACCCTCCCTCTCTTTTGATATAATATATGAGTAAACCATTGGCACTCTGGTTGGATAGACTGCGCTGGATCTCCCTACAAGGGTTTGACGAGGACTCCCCCATAGGTTTGAAGACGATTGGGATTGAGGAAAGCGCAATGTGCCTTTGATAGTATTCGTAACCCTTGGCGGTTCTAACGTGGTCTTTGAAAATTCTCGTTATGCCACGGAAATGGACTTGAGTACGAACCTCATCCCGAACCGAACGCGTTACACCCTACAAAAAAATAAAGCATCGGCTGACTACCGTTGCTTGTTTTTGTTGCGTGTAACGTTGATACTTTCCAAATCGGTATTCTTCCCCACACACGCAGCGGTGTGGGGTTTTTATTTTGGTTTGGAAAGGAGGTGAAAACTAGTGAAAATCAATCGCACCAATGCTATGCAGTTATGGTTTGAATGTTACGGGGATGTCGAATTTGCCGAGGACTTTCACGGCAACCTTATGTGTCGGTCCGCTTATGGCGATCCCGACTATTATGTAAGGAGGCAAGGTCAAGCCATTTACTGCGGATGGAATCTCCACCACATCTTGCCCCGTACCCACGGCGGCACGAATGCGGTCGAAAACCTTATCTGCACAAATATCTTGACCAATGAGTCCGCTGCGGATAAAATCACCTATTGGATTGATGACTCTCTCTATCAAGTGAAAAAAGTCTTCGGTTCTCACTCGCACAAAATCGTTCGCCTTGCATAAATGAAAAAGCACCCCATTGCCTTTCGGCTCTGGGGTGTTCTCATTTAATCGGTTACTTCTTCGAATATCGGATCGGTGAAAAACTCTTGCAGCGTTACTCCCATCGTGCTTAATATCTCGTATAAAAGGTCTAGTCCTATCTTGGCTTGTTTCTTGTTCAGCACTTGGGATAGCGTGGACTTGGGAATTCCACCCTCTTTGTTAAGTGTGTAAAGCGAGGCATTCTTTTCTGCCATAACTTGCTTTAGCCGCTGTAAAACTGCATCGTATAGCGTCATACTTGCCTCCCTTGGGTTCTATCAGTAGAACTTACCGTTTAGTATACTTGCAGTCTTGAAAAATTTGGGTTCTATGGGTAGAACCACCGCTTGCCTTGTCTTGCGGTTTGTGGTATAATTTGTTTATATTTTTAGAGGTGATACTTATGGAAAAAAAAGGACTTACTTGTTGCGTTACTGGGCATCGCCCCAAGGGTTTCCCTTGGGACTACTCCGATACCGAGAGTGCATCCCACCAAGAGTATTTGGAGGCTATGGCTTGCTATATCGGTGAAGCTATCCGCAAGGATGGGGTTGTAAATTTTATCGTCGGGGGTGCTATCGGTGCTGATACCGACTTCGCCGAAACCGTGCTTGATTTTCGTGACCACGTCTATGACCATATTCGCTTGGAAATTGCTGTCCCCTGCAAAGGACAGGATGCCCATTGGTCGGACGAAGACAAAACTCGGTATAAGCGCATCCTTGAACGAGCCGACAAGGTCACCGTTCTTTCGGATCACTACACTAGCTTTTGTATGCAGAAGCGCAACGAGTATATGGTCGACCACTCCGATATCGTTTTCGCCTTTTGGAATGAGAACGAAAAAAAGGGCGGCACTGTGAACACAATAAACTATGCCAAGCGTAAAAATAAGCGGTTGGAACTGTTCGTCTTAAACCAATATACTTGATTCCGTTCTTGGGTGGTTTTTGGCATAAAAAAAACACCGAACGGTATCCCCTCGGTGCTGTGTTCTTCGGCTTGGTTTCAGTCCGCAATATCATCGAATAAGGGACTATCAAAAAATTCTTTCAGCGGTACTCCCATCGTTTGCAAGATAGAATAAAGAGTGTTTATCACTACCGACTTGTATTTGGCTTGGGCAATGTCCGAAACGGTCGATCTGTCCACTCCGCCATCCCGTTCGAGCCGATAGTAATTATAATCTTTTTCTTTCATTAGTTCCTGTAGCCTAATGCCTATCGCTTCCACCATCTTCATGACCAAATCTCCTAGTAATTATGTAGTGTGTACACTACCAATTATAGGCTTTGGGGGTAAAAGTATAGCCGTGTGTACACGGCTATTTTGTTCTTCTTAATCTTCCGAAATAAAATAAAACCCCCACTCTCACGAGTGGGGGCCGTCTTTTATTATTATGCAATTGATTTTTCTGCTTATTGGTGTGCAAGCATCAAGTGCAATGATGCCCTCCCTTTCGAATGTCGAGAAGTCCGCACCGTCCGTGTACTCCACTGGAGCATTTCCATATTTGTGGTGTCCGAATGATGTTGACCAATGCCCACATACTATCGTCTTCCCCGGCTCTAGCACCTCGTTTTCAATCGCTAGTCTAATACCGTTGTCCCACCTTGCTACATTCCATTGATGCTCGTTTGCGCTTCGCCATGCTGTATCGTATTTCTCGTCAACCGTGCTTGGTATCCATCCGTGGACGAATACATACTTTTTGGTTTCGTAGTAATCTACCATCTTGGGCAGGATAGTTTTTATAAAGGGCGTTTCCTTTGCCTTTTGGATGAAAGCCTTTGTGTCGCTGATTGCTTTTGATATTGGTATTCCCGTCAGTTGTTCAAGGGTGGATACTGTTCCGTTACTTGCGTGATGTGAAAGCATGACCGTCCATGTGTCAGCATAATACCTATGCGCGTGTTGAATAAGTTCTTCCGCCAAGTCTTCGTGGTTACCGCGTATCAAAATAATTTCATCCTTTCTCATAAGGTCAAGGACGAATTCTTGGAGCTGCACAGCTTCGTTGCCTCGGTCAAATAGGTCACCACAGATTATCAGTTTATGCGACTCTGAATCCGTGAAAAAACCTTGCTCTTTGAGTGCTTGTTTTAATTCCGTATAAAACCCATGCACATCCGCCACAACGTAATATTTCATTCTTTTTCCTTTGTTGTGCAATTCTCCTTGTTAGTCTTGCTCTCCGCATTCGAGCTGTATTCCTTTCTTTTTGCAAAACTGTACGAACTGTTTCTTTCCTAGGAAGCTAGGCTCTCGGTTGGAATTTTCCCATCTGCTTAACGTCGATGGTGTTATACCTATTTCCTTTGCCATCTCCGCTTGCGTCAGCAACAGCTCCCCTCTTACCCATTTTACTTGTTCGCTGAATGTCATGGTAGCTGTTTCCTCATTCAATGTATTCATAAATCGCCCCTTAATAATATGGGAAATTATTTGGTTTGTTCGTATCGGATATTTTCTCCGCAGAGGATATGTCAAAGATGGCGATTTGTCTGTCTTCGTATAATGTTCCTTGTATCCGATATGATTTGGTTGTATCGAATCCCCACTCTTTGAAGATAATCCGTATTAAAGCGGTTGTCGATACCTCCATTGTCGAACCCAGTTCATCCAAGTCTTTGGGGACTCGAAAAGATGTTAGAGTTATTCTGTCGTATGGTTCTAACAACACTCGCCCATCTTTCGACAGTCGAAATCGTATGAATTTCGGCTGTCCTATCGCTCTGATGGTTGACTTGAAAATATGAATTTTTCCGCACTTCCCATAAAGGGAAATGTAGGTACGTTCCGCCATATCACTTTCCTTTTTTCTTTAACGGAATAATTATTGCTTTTGTAAAATCAAACAGCAACACGATTCTGTTATCTATTTTTGCCTTTCTGCCATAGCACCTATATTTTTGATTTTCGTCAAGCTGCCATAAGCGAAAAACCTCTCTCGTGAAGGGGGTGCAATTTATCCTTGAAAATTTAGCAACATTGTTGCTCTTTCTCCACTTCAATGCGTCCGTATCGGACGATGGGGTGGGCATTACTATTATCTGCTTACTTTGGTTATTCATCATAATTTTTACCGCCTCGCAGTTTCCTAATGCTGCAAATGACGATGCGCTGAAACCTATTGCTTCGTTCCAAATCGTCATAAGCGGTTCGTTGTCCTGTACAAAGAACTGCTTACCTACTAGTTCGAACCCGTCAAGTGAAATGTTGTCTAGTTGAAAATCCATTATTTGATACCTCCCATTTTATCAGTTGTTATGTAGCCCTCGGCTAGATTGATTTTGTAACTTTCTTCGTGCTGCTCCACAGGAACTCCGAAACACTCTCTCCACTCTTCGGGCAAGAATGCGCGTCGCGTCCGTTTGCCCGTGGATGCGAATAGTTCAAAGTCCGTAAGTTTGAAAAGATATAATCCCTCATTATTGCATACGGCGGGCTTGCCGAGCATTTTGTACTTATAGTCCTTGCTCCACCCCATAAGTTCAAAAACCTTGGCTGCGAAGATTTCGCATTTCATATCTCTATTTTTAATCTCCGCCTCTGTTCCGCCCGTTGCCCATCGCAAGGAGTCGGGAGCGTCTGGGTGACACGGTCGGACAATAAGCCGCTTTTCTTGAGGGTGTATCAAGAGTTGGATATATTTGATGCCGGGGAATCTCCGCAAACAAGCCATGTTGAACTTTATCTTGTTATCCCATATCGTTACCGCCGGCTCTCTCGTATGTGCGAACAACTCCGCCTTTGCAACTTCAAATCCTGCAAGACTGATTGTTTCTGCCTCGTCCCCGTCAAGTGCCAATTGCATGCCATTTGAAAAAGTATCATTCATTAGGGTTCTCCCTCCCTTTTTTGATTAACTCGTAACTCGTCATAACATCTTCTGTTGTCGGTAGTGAAAGCTGTTCCGTACCGCTTGCCACCACACTATGCGCACCGCTGTTTATCGGCGCATTATCCGCCGCATAATAAAGGTTGTTTTGCAGGCTGAATTCATAGAACTCATCACCGAAACTCGACTCCCACTCTTCGGGGCATACCATCACACTTTTCTTCCTCGAAGACGGTTCGTCCCCTTGCACTTGCATCATCGGTACTGCGTTAGAGAGATTAAAAGTCATTATTCGGTCATTGCCCTTTACTATCCACGTTCCCATAATCCTATAGCTGTACTCTGGATTCCATTCCATTATCTGCATCAATGCTTTGATAAAGTGTGGGCAATTTATCGTCTTCATGGCTAGTGGTTTACCGTCCATTTTGCTCCACCTGATGCTGTACACGTCCGTCCTTTGACAAGGTCGTATTGCCATCTTCCGTTCGGTTGGATGTAGCAGTAATTGTATGTGTCCGATGTCGGTCAGCTTCTTCGTACAAGCACTATTGAAAAATAACTTGTCTTGGTACACGGTCATGCAGGGTTGCTCCGACCTAGCGGTCAAGAATAAGCCTCGCACTACTTGGTATCCCGTTAAGTCGAATGCGCTGAATGTCGAACGGCGTATCCGCTGTTCTTGGCGTTGCTTTTGGACTGTATTTGATGCTGCATAATATTCGTTTGGATCGTCATTTACCCAATGGTGATTAATAGGCACATATCCTTGGAATACCCCATTTTCGATGACGTGCATCACATTGTATCCACCACGCATTCCATGCCTACGGTCGACCAATAATTGCTGAACTGCCTCGTACTGCTCCACGCTTATTATTGCGGGGTGGAAATCGTTATAAAGGTACTGGTCCCTATCATGGTTGTTCTTTCTTTTCTTATGCTCAAAGACATCGGCGGTGAATGTCTTCCAAGTTAAAACGCTACCGCAATATCTTTCGTTTCGCAGAATGTATCCTATTCCGCCTGTATTCCACGATGTGTTTCCCGATTTTGTTGGCACACCTATATCGGTCAGCATTTCGGCTATATTTTCGGGCGAGTAGCCTGCCAAAAATGCGCTATATATAAAACGCACAACGGCTGCCTCCGACTCTTCGATTTCTAGCTTCGCATACTTTATGTAGTTGCCCAACTCATCCCTCGGTCTTCTATAACCGAATAACTCTGGAGTTAATAGCTGTCCGTGCTTGAATCGTTCTTTCAGCGACCAGTTCATTGACTCGCTCTTTTTCTGTGACTCTTCCTGGGCGAAAGTGGCGAAGATTGATAGTTTTAGTTCGGATTCTTCCGATAAGGTGAACAGCTTGTCGGTTTCAAAATAAACGCCTACAGGCGGATTTTGATTTCGTAATTCTCTTATAAGTGAAATGCAGTCTACAAGGTTTCGAGCAAAACGCGAGACCGCCTTTGTTACGATTAGGTCGTACTTCCCTTTTCGGCATTCGGCTATCATCTCGTTGAATTGGTCACGGTGTTTGAGTGATGTTCCCGATATACCCTCATCTGCATAAATCTTTTCGAGGTGCCATGTCGGATGCTCCCCTACAAAACTCTCATAGTGTTTCTTCTGCAATTCGTATGACGATAGCTGTGCATCGTTGTCAGTCGATACGCGACAATAAGCACAGACTCGGAGCTGCATTGTATCATCATAAATATTCACCTTTTCTTTGGCGGGAATAAAGGTTTTGCTACTAGTATCTTGGTCTTGGCGATAAAGCTCTCGTAGCTCTTCTCGCCTAGTTTTCTTGTCTTCGCTCATGCCTTGTTTTCCCTGTGATTTGTTGCATTGCCCCACCAATATGTGCCGTTTAATGATTTTGATGATTTCTTTTCGCATTCAATAGCATCATCTATTATATTGTAACATTTGTTGCCTTTTTTCCCGTACAACATTTGTACTAATCGTAATTTTATTTTTGAAAGATTTGTTGGTTTTTTCTCTCGAAACCATTTGCCAAATAGTCGTGTGTACGCTACTATACAACCCCCTTGGGAAATAAAAAAAGGAGGTTTCGAATATGAGCAATGTCGACTTTTGGACAAGCGAACAGTTCTTTGCTCGGCTCGATGATTATCTCCATGCGCGGGGTTGGAAACTATCTAATCTAGGCGTACTGGCGGATATCACTTCTCAATCGCTTTATGCTTTGCGAAAGCGAAACGCATTACCGAGCCTGACTTCACTCTGTTCAATTTGCGATGCCCTTGGTATTACCCTTACGGAATTTTTTGACGTGGATTCCGTTCGGAGTGCTGATGCAATGGCAATCTCGCTCAAGGTCAAAACGCTACCGCCAAAAACGATTACTGACCTTGCCCGACTAGTTTCCCACCTTTCATAGGGTTGGAAATGGGAAAGCCGATGGGGAGTTTCCTATCGGCTTTTTTATTTGTCTTTTTTCTAGACTTGTTGTATAATGGTTCTATGGGTAGAACCATAGGAGGTTATTTATGTTGCGTAGTAGATTTCGCTACTGCCTTGCTGTTTTAATTTTCACTATTGTTTCTCTTTCTCTATTTCTAGTCCCTTCTGCTTTGGTCGCAAAAGCCATGAGCGATGTGTGGTATCCCCCAACCTGCGAGGTCAATTTCGGAGAGTCCACCACCGCCACCCTTTCTTCCAAGTCCACCGTTGTATCCTACAATGAGGGTTCAGCTAGGCTATCGACAACTTATAAATTCTTGGCATCAGCACCGACCACATTGTCTTGCACTTTGCCCGTGTATAGCCCTCTCTATGATGTTGAAAACTGCGGTGTTTCTCTTTCTTTGAACGGCTCTACTGCCAATCCTACTTATGGCTATTCTTGGGGTTCGCTGCTCGGCTCGGCTACTGATTCCTATGCAGATATCTTGGCTCTTCGTGAAAAGCAGTCGGACATTGATTCGACTGTTTCCGTTCATCAGTTTATTGCTTCAGCTACTGAAGAGTCCGAGTTCTCTTTCTCGCTCCAAGAGGGTGACTATATGATTTACGAATTGGGTCGGTATTCATATACTGTTGCCACTCGGCTTTATGAGGTCAAGGTTTCACCCAATGCAAATAATCCTTGCTACTTTATCATCTTTGGTAATAAGCCGACTGTGTCCGTATCCGAGCATTGCTCGATCACCTATAAAGAGATGACCCTTGATGAATACCTTGCCGAATCTATCGGCTTTGTTACCGAGTTAACGAATAGCGTTGATGCCACCAATCTTGTTACTCATTGGGTGAATGCGTTCCTTTCTTCCGATGTCAAGGTTCGTGAGGATAGCCTTTTCGATGACTGCTCTCGTCGCTCGTATGCTTTCCTTGACTACTTGCTTGAACTTCCCTCTGGCGAGTCCACTATCGTTGTCGAGCAGTCAATGGTGTTCGGCTTGAATAGTCAGTTCGACCCTAGGGTTTATGTCGGCAAGATTTATTCCCCCACACAGTCCGCTCCGCTATCGTTCTCGGTGTCTACCGAACAGTATGTGGTTGACTCCACTCTCGCCTTGAAAAATAATTCCTATAACGGAGATGCCGTTGAGGCGGTCACACTTGCGTTCTGCGCCGTGAAAGACCCTGTCCGCGTCAACGGCTCGGCATCCTCGTCATGGCGGTTTCCGCCTTGGCTTATCGCCGTAGAAGTGATTCTCGGCGTCATTGTGGTTGGCTTGGTTACCTTTATGATTGTGTCCTTCATTAAGCGGAAGAAAGCATCAAAGGAGAATAAAAATGACCTATAATTCTATTGCTGATATTGAAAACCGTCTTAATTATTTGGGGAAATCCGCTCTTGAACAAGTAGCACGTTATGTGGGTGTTTCAAGATCCTATGCTATGAATATGGAACTGCTTCGTGCTACTATCCTTGCTATTGCCAAAGGCGAGGTTGCTCCGCTGCCGATATACCAACGAAATATCTGGCAACCGAGACCGAATCGTAACGAGGACCTTGTCGATGCTGTGTTGGCTTTCTCCGAAGCTAATCTCAAGCCAATAGATATACCCGTCATTGATGAAGAAGAAATGTGCTATCATTCCATTGCCGATATTGAAGAGGGGCTATCCACCTTGACAAAATTTGCCCTAGATATCATCTGTTGCAATGTCGGCGTTGCTCGGTCCTATGCTATGAATAAGGAACAACTTCATGCTTCTATCCTTGCTATTGCCAAAGGCGAGGTTGCTCCGCTACCGATTAAAAAAAGGCGTATTAAGAACTCACTTACGGCTCGTAATCAAGCGATTATCGATGCCGTGTTAGAACTCTCCGAAGCAAATCTCAAACAATAAAAAAAAGCGACCGTTATGGTCGCTTTTATTGTATCGTTATATTTATGCGTTAATAATTATCACTTTCACGTTTACGAGACCTAATGTCCTATTTAGGTTTTGTCGTTCACCGTCTGTTAGCGTCCTACCTGTATTTGAAAGGAAAAGATAGGTCTTTACTTGCATCCCTTCCTGCCCTGCATCTATCTGCACCCGAAGCTCTAACACTTTTCGTAATGCTGATTCCCATTTTAATACTGTCCCTTTGGCTGCAAAAATAAAACACCCATCGTTTTCATTTATGAAAGTTACAACTTGGTTTTTTTCGGCGTGAAGCGACACGGTTCCTTCTCTTTTTTCCAATTCAAACTTGAGTCTTTCGGTAGAAAGAAGTTCTCCGTTTTTCTTTTTGGCATACTTTCCAATTATACAATCTTTGATATAGGTACGGACTTTGTCCTTTCTCATATATTGAGCAAGTACGCCACCAATTTGGGAATCCGCCGCCATATCATCGAGCATGACGGTGCTATTAAATAAACCTTGGGAGAAATACCCCGCTTCTTCTAATTGCTCTCTTACCCTACTTACAACTTGTGCCTTTACAGTAGGTGGAATAACAACACGCTGTCCCATCAATAATCCTCCGGGAATGAAAGTTTTTCGTTTTCATCACAATTTGCTACATCTGCAATATCTGCAAGCCACTCCATCATGAAACTACCCACTTTTTGGTCGCTAAATGTGACAAGCCCGTTTCGCAGATACATCGTTTCGGAATCCATACATTTTTCTCTAGCTTCTCTATCCATTTGGATGACTTCAGCTATACGCCGAATATCCGAAACGAAGTCAAGAACCACAACACTCTTTTTCGTTGGACTTATTCTCAATCCGCGTCCCAACTGCTGAACGAAAATCCGCCTAGAATGTGTTGCTCGTAGGAATACCAATATATTAACATCTGGGACATCTATACCCTCGTTCAGAATGTCAACTGCTGTAACTGCTTGAATTTTCCCTGTGGAAAAATCTAAAAGGTTTCTTCTCCGAGTGATTTTATCCATTCCTGATAGCGAGGCACATGAGATTCCTGATATAGTCAATAAACGAGCAAATTTTTCTCCGTGTTCTATGGACGGAGTAAAAACTATAATTCTTGGGTTGGGGATCTCTTTGCAAGCTTTTTGTATCTGTGAAATAATAGCTTCATCGCGCTGTGGTAAAAATAACCTCTTATTCAAGTCCCGAATACTGTGTTTTTTGCTTGACATCTCATGAATACTATCCCAATCTATGTTGTCGCAAAAAAGCCTATAATCAATGTCAGCTAGGTACTTATCACGCATCCCATCAACCAAGGATACCGTAGCGATTGGCTCTCCGAAAATATTGCTCATTGATTTCCCATCACCTCGCCATGGAGTAGCAGTCATGCCTATGAGAAAATTTGGATTCAATGACGAAAGGCAAGTGGTAAAACCATTTGCCATTGCGTGATGAGCTTCGTCCACTATGACAACATCGAAATCTTTTTCCTCTATGCCGCTTAAATAATTAGTAAATGTTTGATACAGACCAAAATTTATACCTTCATATATAAGTGGCGGACGTCCACCAAAAAACGTCCTTGTCGGAACATCCTTTGAAATTTCCTTCCAGAAACTTTGTTCCAATTGCAGGGCTAAATCTTGAGCATGGCACAATACTAAAAACCGTCTGTTCCCCATTGACCACAAATAGTTGGTGATTCTAGATGCAATGACTGTCTTTCCCAACCCTGTGGCAACTATGTATAAAGCACGTTTTCCATGGTTTTCGTAAATACTTTTTGCCTTGTTGACAATATCTTCTTGATATGGGCGCAAAGGTCTTAACGCCTTATATTCAGGGAGTTGCGCTAGTAAATCCAACAAAAATCTTCCATTCCACAATTTTAGGTCAAACCCTTGTGATTGTAATTCTTTCTGCCGTTTTCTTGCACTTTCCGTGAAGTCTGCATTTGTAGCTACTGCTGCAACATTAGCTCCATAAACCGACATCGCTGTCATAACCTCACGTACCGCTGTTGCTCCGACCATTTCACCCATAGTCTTTGCTTTGACTTGCACCACCCATGTCTGCTTATGTCCGTTCTGCTTTCTTACTCCTATAATGTCTGCACCCTTATCGCCTGTTTCTCCAACAACCTCGACATTGTCCCATCCAGCTAACGTCATAAGGCGAGCGACCGCCCTTTCGAGCGCACGCCAATCCGTTCCCTTCATTATGTTGTCTGTCAAAAAGGATGCCATTATTTCAACTCCCCTTTAAGGGTAGCAATACTCCACGCACACTTTGTCATTTCATTCTTTGACAATCGTGCGCTTTTTTCTCCCTGTACTAGAAGAGCATCTTTCAACATGGAAACTATTCTTTCTTTTGCTTCCGATTTAATACGCTCCATTGAATCTGCGTTGCCCGTGTTGGGCAAGGTGTTGAATTTGGCCTTAAACACAATTCCATCAAAAACACTTTCGGGGAATCGATCCACAAGTCTAATTAAAGTGTTCAATGGTACATACCGTATGATTCCTATTGCCTCGGCTGAGTCTTCATTATATGCCGATAATAAGTCTGGCTCGGTTAGAAGAGCAGTAATTGTTGCTTCCTCTTCGCCAACGGATTCTTTTAGACAAGCTATGACTTCCCTATACTTGTGGGACAGTGCGAGTTCGAGTCTTTCTCTAAACTCATCGAAAAACAACGTTGCTTGCTCATTGAGTGAACTCTTATCTACGCGCATTTCTTTTAACTCCGAGACTGTTAATGCGCTGTATATAGAGACTATGTCGCCTACACTATCTCTTGCCGCAAACTTATTGGCGAGATAAATCATCAATAGACTTTCAGGGTTGCAAGAAGGGAATTGCGCTAACAATTCATGCCTCGGATCATAGAAAAAATCGCACTCTATTCCATCCGAAAAGAACGCCGCAGGGACTCTTTTCCCATTATAGCGAATAATATCACTTTTCATTTTGTGCGCTCTAACGGTTAATGGATAGGGGTTATATGCATACTGGCGAGATAGAATGGCATTTTCTTCCGATGCCCGCAACAATTCGTCACAACTGGATGATGCTGTTTGGGTCGGAGTCCCTTTTTGTGGTTCGTCTTCGTGGGTAGTTTGAGATTCAACCTCAGTTACTTCGTCCTCTCCAAAATATGCGCTCACATCATCAGACGGCGCATCCCCAACGTCGACATCGCCTGCCTCACCTGCCCCGAAAGTACCCACATCTCGGTCAGCTTCTCGAACGGCTTGAAACCATTTTTCATCCGATATGTATTCAGCATCTCCCTTATAAAATCTATCCGCAAATGCCTTCGCAACATCTTTAGGTAATACAAGGTTTTTGCTACCTTTGTCTGGACGGCGATAAGCTGTTGCAAGAATTCCTACAGGGGATTCATTCTTGTCTGCATATCCATATGCTTTCCTAGCATTTGGTAATATTGGGCCTTGACCTCTAATTGCTTCCATAGTTTGTATCCATGAAAGGTCCGTTCTAACAAAGTCATTTTTTTGGTATGTTGGCAGTAGGTAATCCACCTCGACAACACCAACGATGCGTCCGCCGACTGTCGAACCTAACTCTACAGGGTACTGAATGGTTGAACTACCTGTTGCCCCGTCTTCAAAATAAAATGCATCTTTATTAGCAATTAATATTTTTCTACCATTCCTTACAAAATCTATGCCGTAATCATTGGTCGAAAAGAACCGTTGAATTCCTACCCATCCCTTAAGTCGTTTTTGTCTTTTTACAATTGTAGGGGGAATCGCTTCGCCTCTTGATACTGCTATTTCTATCTCGTCTTCTTGCTCTGGCGATAAATATCTATTACGTTCCATATCAAAGTAGGTTTCGCCGAGTACCCTGTCTATTTTTTGAACCGCATATACTCGTTGCCCATCTCTCATTACATATCTTTCAGGCGACCAAACACAGTATTTTTTTGGTACAAGCCTCCGCCCTTGGACATATATTTCAATATTATGCTTTTCAAGAAGCACCGAATACACATTTTCAAGTTGCTTTCGAATTGCGGTTGTCTTGGTGGAAATATCGTTATAGATACCATTGTTCAACTTCGATATAATGATTTTAGTTCCATGTTCGGATATATCTTCCTTGTCCCGATAAACAACAGGAGTTTTGAATGTCTTTTGTGATATTAATTGGGTAAAGTCGATTTCTACACCAACCCATTTATCGTCACCTGCTCTCGTAGTATAAATTGTAGATTTATCTCCAAGGCGAGCTGTAGCAATATTATATCCCATTCCAAAGAGACCCAAATTATTAATTGGGTCGTTTCCCGAATAACCTGCTTTGACAGCGTTTGTCATCTGCTCAAGCGTCATGCCGCAGGCATTGTCAATAATCTCGATGGTCCGCTCTTTAAGTCCAACCCTTTCAGGAGACCAAATAATTTGAATTCGGCGGTCTTCATGCTCCATATCATCTGCGAGAAATGCGTCGACCGCATTGTCAATTAACTCGGCAAAGCATTGCCAAGGTGAGAACGGGATTTCGCCCAACATTCTCAATGTTCTTGGGGTTGGCGTGATATCAACAAACGAGTCAGCCATTATTTCTACTCCTTCGGTTATTTTTTAACCAAGTAATTCTTTACAGAACATCCTACCTTGTAGGCTAAAAGCGGGGGAACTGCATTCCCAATTTGCCGCATATTGCGTGTGAGACTATGCTTAAATACAAATGTGTCTGGGAATGTTTGTATTCTAGCGCATTCACGAACTGTTAACCGTCGAGGCAACTCGTAATGGAATTGAATATGTGAACGTGAGTTTGCCCTTACGGTATAAGCAGGCTGATCTCTTTTGCTTACTTCATCACCCTGCACTCCGTTACCGGGGGTTTTGTTTGCTCGAAAATACTGACTTTGGTTTGGTATAGATTCATCAGTAACATTAATAAGGTCGCCGATTGCCCATTCAATGGTTTTAATATCACTACTCTCTTCGGGCGGAATTGGAAAGCCTTTTCGTTCGAAAATGTCCTCTCTTATGCCAACCACAATTATTCTCATGCGCATCTGGGGAATACCATATTTTTTGCATGGCATTTTCCAAACAGTAAATTTATATCCTTCTTCTTCGAAGTCACTCAAAATTCGCTTTAAGACTTCTCCATTTTTCATATTTAGCAAATTGTATACATTCTCTCCAATGACCATTTTGGGCTTATGAAAATTCATATACCTTTTCATTGCCAAATATAATCGTCCACGTTCGGACTCTAAACCAAGAAGTGGCCCACAAAGTGAAAAGTCCTGACAAGGGAATCCCCCTGCCAATATATCGGCATATGGCATTTTCGAAACATCCGCTGTGCCTAAATCTAGCTGCTCTGCAACTTCATGAATGTTGTCATTATAAGTTTGCACACAAAGCGGGTCAAAATCATAGGCGGCTATAACATTAAAAGGGAGCTTATCGTATGCAGTACCATTATATTCAAATCCGCCCTGAAAACCTAAGTCAAAGCCTCCACAGCCACAAAAAAATGATATAACTGAATAATCTGACTGTTTCTTTCGAGCCATATTTACCTCTTAAAAAAATATACTTACACCTTACTCTATCGACATTTCTTCTTGCCAAAAGAAGCCATAAAATATTTTACCACAAAATAAGCCAAAAATCAACGGAATATCACGGTGATATTTACTCGGTATGGAATTCGTAGTCGAAAAACTAAAAATTATTATCGATATTGTCTTTCTTATCTCATCGAATAGCCGTAAAATTAATGGGTTAGTTGTTCCCTCCATATCTTCCACTTAAGTCGTTTATATAGTTTCTCACTTGCTCAATAACGTTCTGGGGCGCTGTTACTAGCAACTGCTTTCCAAAGGCACAGCACCATGCGATAAAGGTCGGACTGACTTGCACGTTGGCTGTGAATGTTATCGTGTCGTTTGCCCCTTCATTTATCCTAACCTTTCCGCCGAATGTGTCATGCATCACATCGATGAGGCATTTGTCGGCGGCGAACGATACTTGCTCTGTCTTGCCCGTGAACATCCAAAAGACTTGCTGTTTGTGTTCTTTCACCTTGAGCTGCTTTGTCTTCTCGGTTTTTGTTATCGGCTCTTCTACCATCGTCACCGAATCCATTCTGTCCACTCGGTAATGTTGCAAATTGTCGTAGTAGTCATCGTAGCAAATTAGGTAGTATTTGTCGCTACTGAACACAGTTGAGAGCGGACTCACCTTGTATGTCTTCCGCTCCGTTGGAACGCTCTTCCGCATCCTATAAACTTTTTTACCTTGAGCATTGTAGTCAAAGTATTGGAAGGTGATTTTCAGTCCCTCGTTGATTGCCGTGGCTATTTCGTTCACCGAATAGTAGATATTCTCATTCGTACTCTTCACCGTATCAAAGTCCACTATATTCTGCTTGAGAACCTCGGCTGCCTTGTTGCCTGCTAGCCTTGCTATTTTGTCTACAAGCAATTTAGTCTTCTTCTCGGTGATAAAGCTAGCCGCTTGCACAGCGTCCATTAGGATATGAATTTCGGGTATGTCAAAGCTACGGTCTACCACATAGTAACCGTTCGGTTTTCCTACCTTGGTCAGCACTTCGTAACCGCATTCGTTTAGTTCCTCTATGTTGCGATAGAGCGTTCTACGGTCGCACTTGATTCCGCTCTCTTCCAACCTTGCCAAAAGGTCAGGGGTTGTCATCGGATGCTCTTCGTCCGTTTCCTGTCGGAGTATGTCCCATATTTTTAGGTACTTGATTTTTGAAACGCTTTCAGCACTCATCCCTATGGACCTCCATTTTAGAGTCCCTTTATTTTAGCATATTTGGTTCACTTTGTAAAGGACAAAAGTCGCAAAAGTATGACTTTTCTAAAATGCAAAAAAAATTCACCCACTCGGCATTCGGTTCTAATATTTGCCCCGCACGAACTCTCCGTTCGCTTGAACCGTTTGCAAAGTGGGTGGATTTATCTTTATCGGGAACGGCTTTGTTTGCCGTTTCAGCCGTTGTTTTCGTGGTTAATTGTTGCCCTTTTATAAGGGTCTTTCCGTTGCTATTTATCGTCAAAAAATAGACAAACCGTACAATGCTAAAAATGCAACTTTTTTTTGAATTGTCGGAAATGTTTGTCTACTGTTCAGACCTTGAAAGGTCAAAATGTCTATTCTTCAATTTTTAGGCTTGAAAAATGCCCTTTTTATGGGTAAAAACCCCCATTTTTTGCCCTTTTTTCGTTAGACTTTTTTCCCGTCCATACGGACGCTCGCAGAGCAAATCCGCATACTTGACGAGGGTCGCCGAATAGCAAGCCTTGCCGGGTACCTGATGGAGAACGCTTCCGCTCTCTCCCTCGAGCCAACGCCAGTCGCAGAGCTGATGAAGCTTGAAGTCGCCGCTGTTGAGCAGATACATATCGCCCTCGCCGACGAATCTGTCTGCGACGAAAGGAATGCCCGAATAGCTGAGTGCCTTGTAGCCGCCGTCGAGCGTGAGATAATCCACGTTCGTGCGGGTTCCCGCGAGGTGGTCGACGTACTGCTTGCGGACTCCGTAGGATGCAACGATAAAGTCAATCGTGCCGCCCGCGTTTTCCTCGATAGCGTCGATAGCGTCCTGAATCGCGCTTATCGTAACGGTGTCGTTGATCGTCTTGGTATAAGGCGTGAGGAAGGTGTAGTCCTTTCTCGACAATCCGTATATATTCTCGCTTCCGCCGAAAATTGCTTCAAGACCCGTAATTTCATTGTTTTTCGAACCCTGAACGTAGATGCAGTAACCAGCACCGATCTTCGAAGCTGCCGCTCTGTCGAGAACGACGTTTTTATTCGTTCTGTCAATCAGGGCAATACGTGCGCCCGAAATATCCTGCTTAACTCCCGCGCCGTTATAGACGTCGATAGTCATACCTTCCATAAGGCACTTGACGTTGTCTACCGTTATCACGTTGTTTGCGGTGCCTGCGTTGTCGACGGTCGTTGCAAGAAGTCCGGAGCCGTCGCCGTAAAGCATACGTCCGAAGTTGAACTTGCTCGCTTTAAGCAATCCTTCCATTTCCGCATTGAGCAGGTTGACGAACGCGCCCGCACTGTTCTGGGATGCGCGGATAGCCTTATCGGAAAGCTCGATTTTCCCGAACAGGTTTTTTAGCGTAAGCGTGAACTGCGCGTAGTTATTCGAGCCGCTCTTGGGCAGGTTGTCGGTTTCCTCGCCCGAGCCGATACCGCCGTTAATTCCGTAAGGAGCGAGCTTTTTGACCTCCTTGCCCCATACATCCGCTGTGGTCTGACCGATTTTCGCGAGCAAGGGGTTTACGCCCACGTTGAGCTGATCGGCGAGTACGCCGAGATAAAAAGTTTTTAACGCCTTATCGGCGTTTGATAATGTTACCATAATATTCTCCTCTATTTGTTATTCTTCAAAAACAGAAAACCGGCTTCCTCTATGGTTTTCGGTTTGACCTTCGGAGCCACGCATTGCAGGCCGCCGTTCAGGAGCGTTTTCGGGGGCATATCGCGCCTTAGTTCGCCCATATAATCGGCAATGACCGCATTGCGGACGGCGTCGGAGCCGAGAACGTAGTTTTTCAAAAATTCTCCGTCGTTCATAAGCTGTTCGGGGGTTCGGAACTTGTCGGTAAGCACGCGAAGCAGCGCAACTTTAAGGCAGTCGTCCTGCTCTTTAAGCGCGGGGTCGGAAATAATGACCTTTGCCATATCTTTGGCGAAAGCCTTCGCGGCGGGGATTTCCTCGAAAAACTTGTCCACCGACTCTTTCCAATCCTCTTCGGTCTTAGGCGCATGTTTGCCGTTTTCAAGTTCTTTAAGCCTCTGCGAACGGCGGGTAAACTCTTTTTCAAGCTCGCCGTACGCGCGCAGCAATTCCTGCGGGTTTTTGAACTTTCCTATTTTCTGTTCCTTGAATTCTTCCTGCGCTCCCGCGGCAGCCGCTTCGGGAGCTATATTATTTCGCGCTTCGAATATTCCATCGAGGGGCGCGCTTGTTTTTTCCGCTTCGCCAAGTGCCGAAACTTCGTCAACGTCCGCGTTTTTTGCACTTTCTGCATTTAAGGTGCCTGCCGCCTCCGAATTTGCGGCGTCTGCGTTATCGGTTTCGGCGTTTAATGCGTCGATAATTTTATCCTGCAAATTTTTCATTTTCCGTCCTCTCCGTCTCTTTCATTTTCTCCTCGATTGCGCTTACCCCGCCCTCAAGAGTCAACAGCTGCTTGTGCGCCGCGATATGTTCTGCGACCCTGTCTCTCAGTGCCTTGTTCTTGACGCACCTGCTCGAAACGCACATTTTGACGTGTTCGTCGATATGAATCGCATGGTCGTCGTAAACGTCGGGAGTAACCGCGCCGCGCTCGAGATCCATATTTTCTTTAAGTGCTTTCTTTCTGTGCGTATCGTCCGCGCTCCTGCCCGCTTCCCAGTTTCCGAAGCCGAGAATTTCAAAGAGTTTAGACTTCGTATTATCCGACATTCTCCCGTCGTTATCGGTGAACAGTCCGAGCTTTAAAAGATCGAAAACCATACTTCTGCGTACCGAAAGCGTATCTTCAACGTCGCTTATTGTATCGAAGACGATATCTTCGCTGTCGATATTGCTTGCGGAAAAAGCCGCAAGTTCGACATCGCCGTTCTCGCCGATTATGCGCTTGACGCGAGGAACTTTCGCGAACTGTTTATACAGTCTTAGAATCTGCTTGCTTATGCGCTTTACGCTCTCGCGGAGGCTGTCCGCCGTAAGTGAAATACGCGCGTCGTCCTGTTCGAGCAGGAGCGAAATCGCCGTTCCCGAAGATACGTTGCTGGGAACCTGAGAATAGGTCGTAACCTCGCTTACGCCGCTTATCATGACAAATTCGCTGAGGAGTTTTTCCTCCTCTCTTGCAAACTCGGAGGGGACGTTGGCGGCATTGAGCATTCTCGGAGGCTCGCTGCCCTGTCTGTAAACGATGATCTTTCCGGGCGGAAGTCCCTCTTCTTCGAGCGCGTCGATATCGCAGGAGCCGTCCTCGACCGCAACCACGCCCATTGCAAGCCTGTTCATATATTCGTGCTTTCTGTTCTTTACCGCATTGTAGGCGCGCTGAACCGGAATTATCCTTTCGACCACGCTCATCCCGAAGAAGCTGGTGAGGTTGTCTATGCAGGTCTGCCTTGCAAACGGATAAACCCTCGTGCCGTTTTCGCCGTTCATATAGGGAAGGTCGCCGAGATGCAAGAGCTTGTCGCCCGCGACGATAATAAACCGTCCGTTCGGGTGTTTGACGGTGGGCATCTCGTATTTCTCGATGACGGTAACGCTGTCCTCTTTAATCTCGCTTACGATTTTGGGTACTGTTGCGGTATATCCGAATCCGCCCGCGACCTGCGCGTTGTCGAACGAAAAGACGTTCACGTCTCCGCCCTTAACCTCCTTGCCCCAAATGCGCTTGACCTCCGCGGTCGAAAGCACCTTGGCGTGCATAATCGAGTTCTGTCTGTCGATATCGGTAATCGCGATATCTTCGGGGAAAATCTCGAACGGCGGACACATGGTAATTCTGACGTCGCCCTCGCGGACGAGGTTATCTCCGCCGATAGATTTGCCCTTTTCGGTATCCCAGGTAATTTTGAAAAACGCGCTGCCGGTAATCTCGCTCCACGAGTTTGCGAGGGCGAGCTGATTTGAAAAGTCGTTTTCCTTGCAGACGGCGTCGATCAGTCTGGAAGCGAGCGAAGCGGACGCGATATCGTCGTCATCCGAAGTTGCGGGGCGGACGCTTCCGCTCGCCTTGACCCGCGCGAGCTTTGCGAGCCTGGTTTCGAGAATGGGCGCGATATGGTTATATACCTCGCGCTGCTGCCAGTAATATTGCTTTTCATCCTCCTCGATATCGCCCTTCGACGAAATCTGCGCGAACTGGTTGCCGAGTACGAAATTCATATTCAGCCGCCAATTCAGCTCGATCGGGCGTCTTGCTTCCTGCCGCTTTTTGAAATCGGCAAGGACTTCGGACACGATTTGTTCTTCGTAATTTGACATAATGTTCTCCTTTATGGTTACGCGTAAGCGTATTTTCCTTTACTTCTTTTTTTCTTCCTGCTCTTTGAAAAGTTTAAGAAGCCTTTGTTTTTCCTTTTCAAGCTCCTCGTCGGAGTACTCCTCGACCGAACGTTCGGGGTTTAAATCCATATATGTTTTAAGAGCGGAGGCATCGGGCGGACAGTATTTTTTCGTAACCTTTCGCTTCGTGAGCGCGATCTCGCCGTCCTCTTTAACGGAATATTCCTCGGACACCTCCTCGTACGAATAGCCCTTTGCGCGTTTCAGTAATCCTTTCAAAATTTCTTTTTCCATGCTTTATCCCTCTTTGCACTTCGGATAAGTTTTTCCTTATCGAGCTGAATAACGCTTTTCGGGGGCGCGGGAGGCTTGGGCGGCAGGGGCTGTGTCATAACGAAATACCTTAGTTCGTCAAGCGCGTGGTCGTCGATTTTTTTAGGTCTGTCGTTCGCTCCCCACCAATATCCTTTAAGCTCCCGAATAAGATTCGTGCAGTTCGAAAAAATATAAATCCTGGGCGGTCTCTGCTCGAACAGCGACTTTATCCGCTGAATACCGCTGTATAAATCCTTGTTTACGTTGGTATTGACCAAAATTCCGCGCTCGGAAAAGAGTTCCGCGACGCTCTTTTCGGAGGCGAGCGTTCGCTGATTTGCGGCACTGTCTATGAGCGCGCGAAGCCTGCCTAGATTGTCCGTCTGCCAGCCTAAGCGTTTCGCGATTTCGAAAATTTTCTTAACGTGGAAATCGACGTTCTGCCCCGCCTCGAAATGCTCGGCTATGACGTAAATAACGCCGTCGTAATCAACGGCGTAAAAGTGGCAGCTCGTCGGGTTCGCAAGCCCCGGGTCAATCGATATGTTCGCGTACCATTCCTTAGGCACGTCGAAAGGCTCGATGACGTGAACGCTCGGGTCGAACTCGGGATAGACGAGTCCCTCTCCGCTCGAAAACTTTCCGAACCTGCGCGAGAGCTGTTCGCTCTTCGGGATAACGCTCTCCATCGCGCTGACCTCCGCGCTGTCGAGATAGGGGTTATCCCTCCATTCCATATATTCGCACCAGACCTCGGGGTCGTCGTTTTGGTTCAGCTCTATTTCGTCGTAAACCCACGTAAGCCCTTTAAGCGGTGTCATAGTTCCGAAAATATCTCCGCGCCTGTCGAAAATTCGCATGCGGCACTCGTCGTAAATATCCTTGGGCGGCTCCTCGTCGAACCAGACAAAATCGAGAGAGGTGCCTTGAAACTTTTCCCTGCCCTGATCGCAGGATTTGAAGCCAATGCGGCTCGTGCCGTTAAAGGCGTTTCTTATGACGATATAGTCGATAATGCCGTACTCGGGCGACGACTGTCTGCCCTCGCGCATAACGATATCGAGTATGTATCTTTTGGGAAGGTATTTCAAAATTTTTGCCTGCGCGACGTCTCTCTGCACCTGCTGCGAAAGGCTGACGACCCAGCCCGAAACGTCATCCTTGTTTTGTTTGAAAGGATGCACCCCGCGCGCGAAGTAAATGCTCTCGACCGCCCCGCACTCCGTTTTTCCCGAGCGGTTTCCGCCGAAAACCCAGCGGTTGCGTTTAGGGCATGCGTGAAAAGCCATCTGTTTTTTATGCACCTTTTCGGTGTTATAAAGGCTCAGTGCGTCGCCCCTGCGTCTTGCGATTTCGTCCTCGACGGCTAAAAGCTTTAAAAGTAAATCCTTTTCGTCCAT